CATTATCGAGCATTTTGGCAACGCAGATGCCGTGCCGCAGCCGCCGGAGCGGTGCTTAAGCCGTAAGGCGGGAATTGTGCGGTGTTGCCCTAAATTGTTTTATGCCCGCAAATGCCGCAGCATGTTTTCATACCTCTGCCTTGCATCCGGCACAATATTCTTGACCAAGTAAGCATGATAAAGGCCTTTGCCTACTTCCGGGATCACGTTTTCCCGGCGTTCTCCTGCCGCTTTTTCAGGCTGAACAGTATCTGCCTACTTTTTTCAAAACCAGCTTGACAATTTTTCCCTGCTGCGGTATAGTAATTAAGTCAACAACATGGGCTCGTAGCTCAGCTGGGAGAGCGTTCGGTTCGCATCCGAGAGGTCGAGGGTTCGATCCCCTTCGAGTCCACCAGACGTAGCAAATCCGAACCTACCACAAAAGGCAAGAAATCAACGATACTGTGTTGAAAAGTTCTTTGTGGTTGGCAACGTATTTGTTCAAGTAATAAGGCGTTATCAGTTCTAGGCGGCTGGTAGCGCCTTTGCTTTTGCAATAAATTATCATTTAATGCAGTAAACTATCTTGTTTTCACAAATTGTTTACAATTAGTTTGTAAACAATTTATTAACGGATAGTTTTTGTTTCCAACTAGTAATTGTAGATTTATACTTTTCGGATTTCTTTTTAAAAATATTCTGCTTTGTATCATTTTGTAACTATTTGTAATATTTTGCCGTAATTTTGCTTCGATCACCGTATAGTTAAACTATAAACGGAGTTAAAAAAAGAAATAGTGGACAAATCTTTAGACCATCAAATTACTGTTGACTGTATATTAAGCAATAGCTATAACAAAAATAGAAAAGGCACTACGACAAGCGATTAGTCCTATCTAAAGTAATTGCATTTATGTTGCCCTAAAAACCGTCACTTGGCAGAGTGATAAAAGGCAAAAAATAAGAAGAAGAGCTTTTGTACTCTTCTTCTTATTTTTGTATAGGTACGTCAATTTACTCTTAATGATGTTATGTAGTTTGCTTATTCAACATTGATACCACGCATGATAAAGTCCGAAGGAGTTTCACCCATTAGTTTGCAAAGGCAGACAAAACGGCCAATCCACTCATTGAATACTGCGTTTTCGTTAAAGGTGACTTTTGCATAGTTAAAAGAATAGCCATGGCTCTTTGCCCAGGTATCATGTGTGCCATAACTACAATCTAAGATGACGGATCGATTTTTGATAATCCAGATCATACTAATGCCTTGCTCGCACAGTGTTGCCATCATGCTCAACGCGTTTTGTTTGGCCGATTCTGTCACTACGTTATTCCATCGGATCTTCTGGCTGTCCTCATATTCCGCGCACACATCGTCCACTGCCTTATGTGCCGCTTTCGGGTCACTCACATCAATCGTCACACTGCGTAGCGTGGTTGGCTCTGTACTGCTCGTTGGTGCTCCACATTCCTCCGGCGTAATCAATACGTAGCAGTTCGGGTCAAGCTTCAGCTCACTGGCCGCCAGCACACCGCTCGGCTGCAGCCACCGCCCATAGAGGATCTGGTCATCTACCACTTTGGTAATAACAAACGTATCGCCTTCGCAGGCCGAATACTGGTTTTTACCAGCTCGGTGCGTCTTGGTAATTCGTACCCTGTCGCCCGGTTTTGCCAAGCAATGTCCCATGGTATCTCTAATTGTTGCTTCTTTCATTGATAATTCATCCTCCACTATGGTTTTTTATAATTTAATCATTTTTGCGCCACATCAAGGACAAAACTTCGGCAGCATTTCTTGTTCATCTGTTCCATCGTCAATACAGTAATCACAAGCAGAGCAGTTCCAGCATCGTATACCGGGTTTCCGTCCGCGTAACCGTCCGTGTAACCGTCGTACTCACCAATCCAATGTGCTGTTGGCCGCAGAGATTCCGGGTCAATGGTGGCATAATATCAATGTCGTCAGTTCCAACTGCGTAAAACTCGCCACTTTCTGGAGTATCACGAAACATTACCTTTACAACACGCTTTTTAAGCTCATCTGCATCAATTAACCGCATTTTTATACTTCCTTTGCTCTTTGGTTAAAATCATTTTGAAGTGACAGCGCGGGCATTCTGAGGCGGTCATATGTGCCTGGCACAGCGTCCCACAATTAGAGCATACTGAGTAATAATCTTTAACCCATTCCCATGTTGCAATTTTTCTTACTTCATTAACTCTCTTTGAAGTCTCAAATACTTTACAAGCTACATCCAAAATATTTTGTGCATTCAAACTGCCTGAATCCAAAAGACCTTGCTCGTAACCTTTGTTATAGGCTTTATAAAGCTCAAATTCATTTTCTTCTGAATAAGGATTGCTATTGGGGTTATCCATTTCAAACTATCCTTTCTGGTTCCATCTGATCGCCGAAATAGTATTTATGTACGTCAGCAGATCCTATCCAACGATCAAAGCTATCATTCCAGCTATAGTCATATACTTTTTCTGGCACATGAATAATACAAGGAACTCTTCGACCTCGCATATCATCCTTACACCAGCCACTATTACAAGTACCACTAGAAGGTTCCAGTACCAAGTCTTCAAACGGAAAAACAACATCTCTGTAACCTTTAACGTATTCGTCATAAACTTCACCGGCGTTACATTCATATGGCGTATCATCCCAATCATCGCCATACCATTCAGTCAAATTATCATCGCCAAGATAGAACCGCACGAGGTTCCCTTTGCGCTCAAAATCAATAATTTTCAATTAAATTTCTGTTTCCTTGTTGCTTTTATCAATCAAATCCCAATTTTTATCTGTCTGATCATTCATTTCTTTGGCTCTGATAAGAGCGGCTGCTTCGGTTTTATAAATAGAATCAGGTTTCACACGATATATTTTGTCGTCAAGAAGAACCGTTTCTGTTACAAAGTCTCTAGGATTCACACTCGATTTTGTAAATTTCAACCGAAGCTCTACATTCATCACTTTAGACTTTTTTACAAAATAAAAAGGCTTTTTAATTATTCCATTTCCGCGGCATCGAGGGCATTCAAATTTTGCTGTGTGCCCTTTCATCTGCTCGCCAAAAGTACCTTCTTCTGTAAAAGTAGCATCAATTTTCCCTCTTCCACGACACAAGCTACATGTATTTTGTTTATATTCAACTTCAATGTTCCAAACCTCATCACCAGGGGCATAAAATCCTGTATATTTCTTAACGATTTTATTGATATACTTGGTAGGAATGTCATTTGTTTCTGCATCTTCGGCTTTCTTAAAAGCTTCCCCTACCTGCTGCTCAAGATATCTCTTTTGAGACTTAAGTATGGCAATATCTTTCTCCAAAACAGCCTGTTCCTTTTTGGCCGTCTTATATTGGTCAATCGTTTCTTGGACGTCAGCTTTCAGCATGTCGTGAAGTTTTTGGGACGCTTCATCAAAGATTGCTTCAACTATATTGGCATCACATTCATCCTTAAAACAATCTGCATTGAAGCACATATCAGACTCATGCTCCATTTTTCATTTCCTCCAATCTTTGTTTCCAGCGTTCAAGCTTTTGCTTTTTGATTTCATAGACCCATACTGTAAAGTCACTTTCTTGTTCATCCAAAGGATGCCTTGATTCTGTCGCGCTCAGCACAAACCAAAGCAGCAATTCTTTCAAAGTCTTCTTGAGATAAAGCATCCATATTTTGCATTTACTTTTCCCTTTCTTCGCATTTTTTCTTTGCATTTTGAAGATCGCCGAGAAACAAATCAATCAATAGTTCATCAGATGTTTTGGTAAGCAGGTCATCTGCGGTCGGATTAGACTTCAAAATTTCCATCACCAACTGCGCTGTGAATTTTGCATAGATTTTTCGCATCAATTTATAAAAGACGTCTTCTTTTAATGTAACTCCAGTAATTGCTTCAAACTCTTCAAGAGTAAAAATCCCATCATCTTTCATTGATAAACCTCATTAAAATAATCTTCTAAAGCTTCCGTGCAAATTCGAGAATTTTTCTGCTTTTGTTTTCTTCTCGGAGCACGATTCATACAACGTTTTAACCAGCGTTTACGGTCACGAGACATACAAATCCAGTGCCGTTCATTAAATACAGATTGGCAGTATTGTTCTTTGCCATCTGAGAAACGTTTATACTGAGCTTTCTTTGCCATTTTGGGATTCCTCTATAAGTTTTTCCATATCAAATATACCCGTAATAGTTCTTCCACAATAAGGGCAAAAATCATATTCCGATCCTAAATATGTACTCTTTCCGCATTTAGAACAGAGATATTTATATTTTTGGGCGGTCGCATCTCCGAAAGCAATGCTATATTCTTTCTTTGCGTACAAGAAGGTCTTCCCTCTTATCAAACTTATCAAAGATGGTCTTGGGTTAAAAAATGGTTTATGTTTATCTCTCACTGCCTTATAAATTTTCTGCCAAATTACTATAACCCCATACAGCACAATAGAGAAGGCAATCATAACGCACGGAGCGATAATAAATATCAAAAGCAGACAGCGAAGAACATAATCATAGTTTGAATCAAATACTGGCATTCTACTGTTCCCTTTCTAAACTTTATTTAATGGTTAGAACTCGTAGCCTAGAATCTTGAAACTATCATGCAGAGCATCGAACGAATTCTCCCAGTCCTTATAGTTTTTCTGTGTGATCTCTGTTACTGGGTTAAGCACAATCCAATCATGTAACTGCCGCATCTCGTCAAGCAACAACTGTAAGTCGCCAGCAATCTCTTTCTTGTGGGTTTCAAATTCTTCATTGGTCATTAGTAATTCTCTCCTATGCACATAATCAACTAAGACATTGATCTTCCGGCTGGCTTCGACTATTCCAATCAGCATATCTCGTCAAATCTTCAGCACTCAACATATAATCATTATGCTCTTTATATTCATCAACTATCTTTTTGCCGCAATTAGGACAATATTTGAACTTGCATTTAGGATGCTTTACCTGTTTTACATTGTAATTTTCATCATATTCATATTCGCTCTGAACCCAATCAGAAAGAATAATTCCACAACTACTGCAAACAAAATCATCATAATTGCTGAATTTGCTTATATTGTGTGCTATATTGTTTGTACTCATATTAAGATTCCTTTCCTTGCTTTTTAAGCCATTCTTGAAAAGCTTTTTGATGGGCCGGATCTTTGTAATATTCTGCTGCAAAACGTGCAACAAGAGATGCAAATGGAATAAAAATTGAATCTTGTTGAGGTTGTGTCACTGCCATTTTTAACCTCCTGTTTGAATTTCACATTAAATGATAAAATAAAACCTTACAACGCATTTTCTTTTTTTAGAATTTTAACAGCTGTAGTCAGGCTCTTAATAGCATAATTGACATCGCTTGGGAGATTTTGTGGGCCAAAACTAATTCGTACAGAACAAAGAGCTTTTTCATCGGAAAGACCAATAGCTTTCAAAACATAACTAGGCTCAACAGCATGACTGTTACAAGCAGATCCTGTTGAAATATAAACGCCACACATAGATGTAAGAGACACCAAGCTTTCGGCCTCAACGCCATCAATGCTAATATTTAGAATACCTGGATACTGCCACATGCTAGGATGGTATTTTCCATCCTGAATATAATCCGCACCATTGATTGTAATAGATGCACACTCCGACAACGCTTTAATACAATCTTCTCGATAATGTTGATATAAAACGTTAGGTGCAACAAGGCAATTTACCATACACATTTGTTTGGTGGCTTCCTCTAGCGCTGCGGCCATTGCTGTGATACCAACAACATTTTCTGTACCAGAACGGAATTGACGTTCTTGCCCGCCACCATAAATAAATGGGCTAAATAAATACTGTTTTGACTTTTTAATATAAAGGCAGCCAACTCCTTTTGGGCCACCAAACTTATGAGCAGAAAATGTAAGCGCATCCACATCCAATGCTTTAATATCAACTGGGATATGCCCAACAGCCTGGGTGGCATCCGTATGAATGATACCCCCTGCTGTGTGAACATAAGATGCAATTTCTTTAATTGGATTGATTGTTCCAATTTCATTATTGACCATCATCAGGGAAACGATGGGATAAATTTTGCAACCATGCAAAGGCTTTGAAAACATTTTCTCATCTGGCAAAACAATGCCAACTTTAGAGAAGTCGTAATCCGATTCTGAATTTGAAAAGGCGTTGCAATTTACAGGGATAAATCTGTACGAAGAATCCATATTCTTTTTGAACGGTTCCAAAATAGAATGATGTTCTACATTAGATGTAAAGATAACTTTTTCATGCCTTTTAGTGTTTTTAGAAGGAAAGTATTTTGATAGCCCTTGTACAGAATTCAAAAACCAGTTATTGGATTCAGTAGCGCCAGATGTAAAAAATAATTCATTAGGACTACAATTCAGGCATTTTGCAATTTTAATACGACTTTCATCCAATAGCCTTGCAGCTTTTACCCCTTCAAAATGTAAGCTAGAAGGATTGCCATAAGTAGACATCAATTCATCGTTTTGATAAACCGCTCGTGCCGCCGGGGAAAGCGGTGTGGTCGCGGCATTATCAAGATAAACTTTCCTTAATGTAGCCATTTTTCTCTCCTTCTTGGTTATACTGTATCAAAATTTGGAGTAGGATTTGAATATACGCAAGGCGTTGTGCATTGTGGGCACGGCTCTATACATTCTTCTACAAACTTAATAGATGGAATAAGTTCAAAGCGATATTCCTGTGTTGCATTTGGATATTTTTCTTTATCCACTTTGCTGATAAACATTTCAAGCGGGCGTGCCCAAGTTCCCAAACCTTTATCATTCTTCTTCCCGACTTCACGGTAGATAACAAGAGTCTCAGGCTTTTCTGTATGAGATGCTACAGCCAAAACCTCAATGATATGACCCTTAAAATGACGATATTTTTCACCAGGAATCACTGCATACGGAACGTTAGGATATTCCCGCATATTAAATTTCCTCCGCCATTTGCTCAATAATTTTAATTGTTTCTTCTAATTCATAGGCTGTATTACAAACATGCTTCGCCTGTGCTACAAACGTATAATATGTATTAAGCGTTTCAACAAAAAGCACAACCACATTTTGTTCTGGATTGTTTGTCACCTTACCATCAATACAAATTTTAACTGGGCAGATATGTATTGATACGATATTAGAAGTACAAATATAGGGATATGCGATTGTGTTTGGAGCCTTTGGTGCTCCTGCAAAAACCAATCGATCACTATTGAGTGAAACTAAAATACACTCTCTTTCGATGACCGTAGAGCCTTTTACATTGGGATATTGTGATTTATCCAAACATGTTTTAGAATCTTGAATGCTAGTTAGAACCCATCGTGGGGAGATCCTATCAAGATAACATTTAATGTCTTGCATAAACACCCCTTTATTAAAAATATAATTTGTTGCGAAAGTTTATTTTAATATAATGGTATTGACGTTTTTACAAGTTGTCGAAGTCCAAGTTTACTTGGAAGAACATCTCTGCAAAAATAAGCACTGCCAAATGATGTTCCCTCTTGCGGGGCGTCCATATGGGTTTTATCATGGAAACCAATGCGAGAGTCAAAACAAAGTAATTGGATATTATTTTGAAAAATCGCAAAACGAGATTTACCTTGAATACTATTTGCGGGAAGTAAAAGAGCAAATGGCTTACCTAACTGGCAGCAACGTTTAAGAACTTCGTCCTTTTTGCTGAACGGCGGATTAGAAATTATAATGTTCCAATGTTCTGGTTGATAAGAAAAGAAATCCTGGCCGGAAAATAAAGAGCCATATACTACTTTATATCCTGCTGTTTTGAAAGTTTTGACAAAAGCCGACCAGGATTCATCAAAAGGACACCAGATCACATAATCCTCATTCGGGGGGGGCAAAAACTCTAGTAGAGGTTTGACTGCATAATACGGAGTGTACCGTTCATCCCCTGCTACCGAAATATCAGATTGAAGATATCCTTTGTTTAGAGGCATTTAAGAGTTTGTGGCGCAATTCTTGTTAAGGATAAATTTAGGGATCGGTTCATTAAAGAACTTACAAAGACAAACACATTTACCAATCCAAGGATTATATACATCTTTTCCATGAACTTCAGTACGAACATAACGATCATGGTAAGGTTTACACCCACACTCCACGCCTTCAACGGTGCCAAAATTCGTACTCAGCATAGTCATTCCATGTACTTTATTACAATACCAAACAATACTAACGCCTCTACGACACAGCATGTTCATACGATCAATGGCAATCAGTTTGGCGTCTTCAATTTCTTGCTCTGTCCAATTAAAGAGCGCTTTTTTGTACTCTTCTTTCTCTTTCTCGTATATTTTAGTCAAATTTTTAATTGCCTCAATACCAGATTCGGGGTGCTCTAAATCGAGTGTAAGGTTTTTAAATCTAACAGGCAACTTATTTTCCATTTTTCATTCTACCTCTTATATACGATCAATCTTCTGTATTAAGATTACTAATAGTATCTTTCGCGCTATCAGAATAGCCATATGCATGAATAATATTTGCTTTAGAAATTTGAGAAATTTGAGCCGTTCCATTACTGCTGTTCACGATAGGACTTTTGTTTTTGAAAGTATCTGTATTGCTGATCGTGTGTGTGTTATATGTATCGTATGAAATATAATCGTTCAAAGAACGCTTTTGCAAATATTCCTTAATTGTTGTACGCTTAATAATTCTGCCAGCAGAATCAAATTCTTCCATTACAGTTTCTTTTACAACTTCAGGAGTGTTTGTTTTGTAAACCATTTTTAATACCTCTTTGTTTTTATAAAGCCTGTTTATTTTTTTTAGCCAACAGCAAAATTTTCAGGAAAGTGTTTTTTCGTTACAGCGATAGGAAATTCTTCAATCTCAGAAGCCCAAACACAGAGAGATTTGTTACCGTTATGTAAATTACTCCATACATATGGGAAACCACCAATGCCGTCAAACAGGCTACCGAGAGTGGCATTCTCCGGCAGGCGGTCAGCGATGCCGCCGAGAACGTAATACCACTGCGGCAGGGCAATGGAATTACCCAGCGCCTTATATCGGGGTGTGTCAGCGGCCTTATGGATTCTCCCCTTGCTGTCTACCCATTCTCCGATGTCTGTCCACCCGTCGGGATAACCCTGCAGGCGCTCACACTCGACAGGGGTCAGGCGACGCACAATCCAGCGGATGATTTTTTCAATTACGACAGAAGTATAATCCGTAATTCGGCTATTGTGGTCGCCTGTTATGGTGGGGGAGGTCACGCCATCGCCGTTGCCCCGTGCATCATAGCAGACAATATTCGGGTCCTTGTAATCCCGACTGCGGATAGCCGGAGAGCAATCATCGCAGATGACCATGTTTGGTTCTGTAGTGGCAGCGTAGCATACAGAATTGATGTAGTTAAGGTAGCCATCAGCATAAACAACTCCATTGCCGCCGCCCTCACACCCGGAGCGAATTTTCAGAGTGTAGGCTTTGGCATCCTCAAGACAGCAGATCCCATGCTCGTGACCCTCCTGCAAAGTATAGGCGGCATCACCCGCCTGCCCGATACCAAGACCCGTTCTCTCTCCAAGGGATTTGTGACGGGTCGCAATTTGGAGGTTTATGGGGATGGCATCTGTGCGATCTGCTGTTCCAGCGCCATTTTCAACAGCTCCGGCAGTTGCTTGCCCCGGCGTGATGCTCGGCGCAAAATGCCCTCGCAGGCTTTCTGGCTCAAATAATATTTCTCCGGCACGCCCACCTGTAAGATCGAGGACAAGCGAGATGCGCAAACGACGTTGGGGAACACCCCAGTACTGGGCGTCCATGGTTCGCCACGCAAGGCTCCATCCGTTACCTGATACCCCCCCTGCTTTACTCCATTTTGAGTTTGGAGGTTCAGGAAGAGAAATGGCTGGCTCTTTGATTCGGATAAGTTCTTCCAGTACGGCGAGGAAATCTTTTCCTTTATTTGAGCTGAATGCTCCGGGTACGTTTTCCCAGACTGCATATTTGGGATATTCTCCATTTGTTGCCTCCTGCATTTGTTTAATAATCCTGACGGCCTCCATAAAAAGTCCGCTGCGTTGACCGGCAAGACCAGCACGTTTTCCTGCGATACTGAGATCCTGACATGGCGAGCCAAACGTAATCACATCTACTGGTTCAATTTTAGAGCCGTCAATCAAAGTAATGTCGCCAAGGTGTTTCATTAAGTGTTCCTCCGATAAGACCGTGTTCCTGCAGGAAGATGATAAAGTCATCCGCGGACAGATTTTTCTTAAAAAAATCGAAGTTATAATATTTGGCAGAACATTCTGTATACTGCGTTTCAACGGAAACTGGTGTTTTGAAATTTGCTTTTGCAAAAGTCCAATCCGTTGAAACGCCAAGAAATTCAACAAAAGGCTCGTGAAGAAGTATTGATCTGCCGCAACGGCAGTGGTGTAAACCTTTACACCACGGATATTTGCAAGAAGACACAGCGTCATGAAGTTCATAGAAAGTACCAAAGGAATCAAGATGCTTAACGGGTTTGTCTTCTATAAATAAATAATCATCTGCAAAGAGATCTCTTTCCCCGTCTGAAATCAATATATAAGACACATAATAAAGTTTGTGCATCACTGTTCTCCTGTGCTGCCAAAGCCATCAGCGCCGCGATCGGTATCAGGGAGTTCCGCAACCTGGGTGACGGTGCAGTGGACAACAGGTTGTACAACAAACTGGGCGATACGATCCCCGATGGCGAACGCCTGAGGTTCATTGCTGTAATTATGTAAAGCTACAATAATTTCGCCAGTATAATTTTCATCCACAATACCGACCATATTGGCAGGGGCCAAGCCAGTTTTAGTAGCAAGGCCGCTGCGGGGATAAATACCACCAAATGTACCATGTGGAAGTTTGACCGCAATACCAGTATGTACTTTAGCTGTCATACCAGGCTGTAGAATGCAAGTGGCAACAATGACAGTACCGGGAGCCTCCACGGCGATGGCGTGCAGGTCAAGTCCAGCGTCCGTGGGGTGAGCATAGGATGGGAGGGGGATGTCGGTGGCAAGAGGTTTGACGGAAAGTTCATCCTTAAAAACGACATCGCCTTCATCCAGGGCTGTACCAGTGGACAAGATTTCACCAGGATGGTCGCCTTTTGTATCATAGATGGGGTAGGTATAGTTTACATACGGAGTTTCATAGTGCATAAAGTACCTCCTTTACTTATACAGACCAATCATCTGGCGGCGAAGATAGCGGAACCAGGCGCGGCACATGGCGCGATAATTGGGCTTGACCGAGAAAACGGGTGCCGGAGTGGTTACAGGTTCGGGAGTTGCAGTCGGTGCCGGAGTAGCCGTGGGTTCAACAGTCGGTTCCGGGGTAGGTTCCGGTGTGGCAGTAGGTTCAGCTGTGGGAGCAGGAACAGGGCCGCGCCACTGAGCGTAGAGGTCCATATTGCCGGTACAGACATATTCCTGATGAGGGGAATACCAGGTGCCGGAACCGTCGGACTCTGTATTCCAGCCGTTGAAGGTGTTGGCACCGTAGGTAGGCTTGGAATCAATGATCTGATAGGTTTTGCCTTCCTCCTGCTCATACTTTTTGGTGGCGAAAGAATAAGTCGGGCGGGACCAGTTACTCCACCAGCAGCCGCCATTGGCGTGGTAGGTGACGATGTAAGTGGTGGCGGCGGTTTCGGGCGTGGAAGACTCGGCATAGGCGGTGGCGCTGAGCCGGGGGCAGAAAATAATCAAAACGAGCGTTGTGAAAAATGCTGCGAAGAGCACTCCAAAACGAAAAAACTTATTGTATTTATTAAGATTCATAGGTTAGTTCTCCTTATACAAGATGATAGAGTTGGCGGCGAGGGATGCTTTGACATCAATGACCTGCTGGTTGCGGGAACCACAGTAGAGAAGAGTATAATCCTTTTGAGATTCGATGAAGGGACCTGTAACAATGACGTCCAGGAAGTTCATAATTTCAAGAGATTTGACGGCAGGCCATTCATAACCTGTCCAAAGCCAGATGGTTTTGGTGGGAAATTTGGTTTTTATAGCTTCGCATAGATCTGTGATAGCTTTTCTGTTCCCATTCTGGACAGCAAGAGGCTCGCCGCCCAGAATAGATAAGCCTGCAATATGCTCTGTGTGTTCAGATAGACTATTGCATATTTCGTTGTAAGTGTTAGAGTTGAATGGTTTACCGCCATTGAAATCCCATGTGCTCTCATTAAAGCAACCCACACAATGGATAGGACAGCCCTGTACAAAGAGTGCTGTGCGGATGCCAGGGCCATTAGCAATGCAATAATGTTTAATCTTGGCATAGTTCATCAGTCTGCCCCCACATGGTAAACACGATCATGGATATCCTGGGCGCGGCCATCATTGAAAGGGTTGGTTGAGATATAACCACAGATGCGAAGAGCAATGTTCATTTTATTGAAGTCATCGTTGCCACAGTTGGGACAATGGAATTTGAGATCGTCACCCATCTTAATATCGGTACAGCCACAAACGTGGCAATAACTGGTCATGGTGTTGATCTCAGCATACATAATAGTATTGTAAATATGCTTGATAATTTCCAAAACAGCGTCAATATTCTTTTCCATGTTTGGCGTCTCGACATAGCTTATCGCACCTCCCAGACTATAATGCTGGAATTCACTTTCGACAGACAGCTTGGAGAAGGCGTCAATGTGCTGAGATGGGGTAATGTGGTAGCTGTTGGTGACATAATCTTTATCCGTAATGCCCGGCACAATACCAAAGCGCTTTTGCAGGCACTTGGCAAACTTAAAGGTGGTGGATTCGATTGGGCTGCCATAAATTGAAAACCCGATATTAGTCTGAGCTTTCCATTCATCACATGCCTGATTTAAGCGCTGCATAACAGCGATACCAAAATCATACCCTTCTTTATCGAGTTGACTTTTGCCGGTCATATACTTGATACATTCATACAAACCAGCATAACCAAGGCTAATCGAGCTATAGTCACCATAAAGCAACTTATCAATCGTTTCGCCGGGCTTTAGACGAGCATACGCACCATACTGCCACAAGATTGGTGCCACATCAGACTTGATACCCTTGAGAGAATTGTGACGGGTCATAAGAGCGCGATAACACAATTCCAAACGTTCATCAAAAATCTTCCAGAATTTGTCCATATCACCACCAGAGGATAGAGCTACATCCGGCAGATTGATGGTTACAACACCCTGATTGACATACGCATATTACTATACGCATAGACTATTTCTTCACGGTTATGAAACCGTGCAACGCGCTCCGAATGGTGATAAACTCCATTCTTCTCCGCTACACTCATCACGGATAGTCGTTACACCTTTTCCAAAAACAATCAACTCGTAATCCAATATTTATCTTGGTAATGGCGATATATAATGCCGTTGATTTGTTTTTCTTTGAATATATAAATCACTCCATTCTTTAGAGTGATTGTTTTTGGAACTTGGCACGGCATTGCCCATATAGGGGTTTGCCGTTAGCAGCAGCATTTAAGCCGCCACACCGCTTTTTCTTGCGTTCACGTTGTTTAATGACGCCCCAACCTTATCAGTTAAGCGTCCATAAAATTTAGGCTTACCAGCTTTGTCATAATACGGCATAAGAAAACTGCGGCAGCCCATACAAGGAAATACATTGCCGTCTTTTTCTTGGCGCATAATCTTGGCGCTGATATAGTCCGGGACCAGATGCTTGGCGGTACACTTAGCAGCAAGCTTTGTCAAATAATAATATTTGGAATCTTCGTGAATATTATCTTCATCCAAAACATAAAGAATTTTCGGGAAGGCAGTGGTTACATAAACGCCCTGTTCATTTTTGACACCCTGGATACGCTGGTTAAGAACCTCTTCAATCAGCATTGCCAAATCATTACGAGGCTGACCTTCCGGTACTTCGTCCAAATAAGCGAAAATGGAAGTAAACGGGGCCTGGCCGTTAGTAGTAGACATGGTAATCAGCTGATATTGAATTGTCTGAACACCATCTTTGATTTCTGCGCGAACTCGCTTTTCAGCAATAGAGTTAATAATATTGTCCGATACATCCTGATAATAGGCAGCAAGTTCCTCTTTTACTTTCTTTCGATATTTCTGACGGCTGATATCAATAAATGGAGAGATATGGGCTAGACTGATGGTATTACCGCCGTACTGATTGGAAGCGACCTGGGTAATAATTTGAGTAGTGACCGTGCAGGCAGTACGAAAAGAACGAGGACGCTCAATGAGGGTTTTGCTGATGACCGTGCCATTCTGCAGCATATCGGCCAGGTTGATCAGACAACAGTTCGACATCGGCATGGCGGGGGAATAGTCCGTATCATGGTAATGGATAATTCCTTCCTCATGTGCCTTGGCGATATCAGGCGGCAGAATAACCTTGGTAGCCATTTCGCGGCAGGTAAAACCGGCGATGTAATCCCGCATAGTGGGGATGATACGAGTATCCTTGTTTGAGTTTTCCTTATTGGATTCTTCGTCCTCACCAGTGACCAGGCGGTGAAAATGTTCATAACGATGCGCAAGATCCTGCGGTAGATTGCGACGCTTAGCATGATTATCACGATAAATAATATATGCACGAGCAACATCCTTGCGTTTGGAGGCCATGAGCTTGTTTTCTACAATATCTTGAATTTCTTCTACAGAAAGGTCTTCTGTTTTTGACGCAATTTCGTCGGCAATTCGCACGGAAAGCACCGTGTCTACTCCCGTTGGAGTATCTGCCATAGCTTTTTCGATTGCGGCGACAATTTTTTGTTTATCAAATGGAACCAGTTCCCCGCTGCGTTTAGCTACGAATTGCATGTTTGCCCCCATGGGAACCGACGTCATTCTTAAATTCAATTTCAACTTTTGCGCCGTTTTCGGTTTCGTTTACAGCAATGCAAGCCATTACTTCATCGCTCAAACAAGAAATATGTAAAAAGTCACAAATTGTATTGATTGCTTCCTGGAGATCCTCGGTATCTACTTCGTTAAAATTACATTCATCACAATCTTCAAGAGAACTGTTGTAATCATAAAAATGTTTCAAAAGATCGTCTGTATCACAGCAACAATGTTTATTACTCTCATCACTATCTTTCTTTACATCTTTGTTTACATTTGTTGTCTTGCACTTTGAATTTTCATTATCAAAAGTACTTTTGATATGTACTTCATCGGAGGAACATTCAGTAGTAGGCCAAGTATCGCTACCAAAGCCACGATAAAATCTCCACATGTCGGTTGTTTCTTTTCGCTGTTTTTCTTTTACCTTTTCAATCTCATGAGTAAGATACCATTCTGCCTTTTCCAGATCCTGAATTGCAGGGTTCTGAGGCTTTTTCCCCTGACGAGCAAGGTATTTGATAACCGTTGCAAGATCAAAGTTATTGTCCAGCCCCCATGCTTCAATAACTTTGATTACCTCATAAGGATTTTCTGCCCCACCATAATAGGAAGGATGATTTACAAATTCCATATGTATACCTCTGAAAAAAAATATTCAAAGCAAAGTTAGTCAAATTTCTAACTTTGCGCGTGCGCATTTAATGTTTTGGGTAGCCAAATCGAAATATTTGTCATCAATTTCAAAGCCAACAAAATTCCTTCCGGTATTGACGCAGGCCACACCTGTTGACCCAACACCCATGCAATTATCCAAAACTGTATCTCCAGGATTTGAATAAGTCTTAATTAAATATTCCAGTAGATCGACTGGTTTTTGTGTTGGGTGCTGCATTTTTGCACTGCTTGAACGTGAATACGTAACAAGTGATTTGGGGTACTTTTTAGTATCGCCACCCTTTTGGGCATAACGTTTAAAGTTGCCATAGTTATTATTCACTGGAGCTTTTTCTTCAAGTTTTGTGCCAGTGCCATGAAGCGGCTTTCCTTGAAAGAATTGCGGGTTATAAGTGGGTTGCTTCTTGTAGAAAACCACAATTTCTTCTGTGGAACGCAGCGGCATACGCTTGGCATTCAGAAAACCTGAGACAAGAACTTTGTCCCACACAATGTTATACCGCCACATTTTGCGATTACTTTGCATCAAGTCTGCCATAAACATTCCATCTGCAAAGAGAAGAATGGCCCCATTTTCTTTGATGACCAGATTGTAATTTTCCCAAAGTTCATCAAAAGGGATTATCGTATCCCACGAATTACGTGTACGGCCATAAGGCAAGTCGCAAATGACTAAATCAATCGAATGGCTAGGAATCGTTGAAAATAGTTTCAAACAATCCCCTTTAACTAATCTAATGCTCAATATTATGTAAAATCAGGCAAACCAGCAGTCGCCTTTAGCATTGAATATTTTTCCTTAACATAATCACTATGACCACAAGTCATAGCTCCCTCTGTACAATGCCCACAAGAAACACAGCCGGGGCCTGCGCTCTTAAACAAAGTTGGAGCAATGGGATAAACCAGCTTTAGCATTTCATCTGCCACAGACCGGATTTCCCACTGGGCGCGATTGCAACAACGAAGCTTAAAGAAATTATTTAGTTCACGTGCATTCATTGTCACAATCATGCTGGTTTCACAAGCTTCTGGCAGAATAAAGCGGGCGTCCTCGTTTGCCATTTTGCTGGCTTTTTTACGAGCTTCTGGTTCAGTGAGAGAAGCGTCATTCAGCATAAGCATTTCAGTATGCTTATCTTCCAAGATATTGTGAAGATGATTGTATGTAAATTTGATTGACTGAATGGCCTGCGAGAATGCTTCATTGGCTTCATAATCTTCTGCTACAGCTGGCGGGCAAACAATGTCGTCCCCCGTCATCCGACAATAGCGCTGGCTACGTACAGAATAACTTGCGATACGATGGCGAGTAATCTGGGCCAGAAACGATCGTGACACACCCTCAATAGCAAAAGTAAAGCTGCAGTGTTCCACTGGAGAAGCGTGTCCTAATCCAGAAAGCTTATTCAGAAATGAAGTTGTTTTTTCTTCATCCAGGTCATCCATCAATTTTGAAACTGGGGCATTTGAATAACAAAGCTTTGCCGCTGCTGCAACAATCTTTTCCGGCTCTGGGGTGTGAGTAAGAAGTGTTACCTTCAAAATAAATACCTCCTAAATTTATTGTTTGTCTTCGTTTACTTCGCTTTTGGCCTCCTTTTTCATCCTTTGAATTTCATAGATTCTTTTCCCTCTCTCTACAGCTTTTGATTTTTGCTCAGGGGTAAGAATTCTGGATGGACGAATTTTAACCCACTTTTTAGGAAGGATAGCTTCGACACAAAAATCAGAATTTTGTACCAGCTTAACATCCTCCGAGCGTTCTTTGGCAAGAGTGCGAAGCCGCTCCATCATAGAAAAGTTTCTCGTATAACAAGATGCTGTTTTCTCTGCATCGCAATAGCTTATCAATGTTTCACGTTCATAACTTGTATCGGAATATTTAGAAACTTTTGTATATGGTTTCATTTTTTTCACTTTCCTTTCAGGTGATTGATGACTACATACAAGTCGTCTTCATATTCTTTTGGAACCAAAATAATTTCGCCATCTGACTGCTCAACACAATAATGTTTTGAATCATAACTTTTAGCACAATAAGTGTGAAACGCAAGAAGCTGCGGATCTTGGTTAAAAGGATAGTCAGAACGGAAATATAAAAAATAGTGTCTATAAGACTTTGTATATTTCATGCGTTATCGGTTTGACGAAACCTTTCGTTAATAAATTTCGGTTCATTTTCGTTCTTTTCTAAAAACATTAAAGAACCATCTGACCCAACATCATATAGTTTGAAAGTGTACAAAGTTCTATCTGGCCGGATATCTCTTGCTTTTGATGTGATAATTTGTAAGATATGATGCTCTTGAGTTCCATCCAGAATTTGCACGTCTAAATGCTCTCTCGAAGGGATTTTAAGTAATCTGTAATCTGTCATATGTTTTGATGTTTTGAAGAAGTAAAGCGCATATGTTAGTTAAGTTCACCTTTGCAACGATAAAAAAATTATATTTGCTTGCATAGTGAATCCTCCCACGACTAAAGTCACGAGAATGCGGCGGCTTATTATTCAATTTACTATACGATGTTTGTTAGCTAAATCCACCTTTGTGCTTGATAAATATATTATATCTACAGATAAATTAAAATGCAAGCAAATTTGACCACTTTTGAAAATATTTTTTGACGTTTCAATGTGGCATTTCACTGAGCCATGTTTGCCGCGCAGTACTCTTGTTTGTGTTAATGCAGCGAATGAATGCTTTGGGATCTGCCAACAAAAGACATCTCTTTTTTGCACGAGTAATAGCTGTATAAAGGAGACAAGAATCCAACATAATGTAATGACTTGTATCAATAATTGCAATTACTGTCTTGTAACCACTACCCTGGCATTTGTGGCAAGTTAAAGCATATGCTAAATCAAGTTCAGACAATTCATTGGGATTATATTGAATCATCTTAGATTCTGTACCAAAAGGATACTTTACAGTAATTACTTTGGTTCTTTTTTCATCTGTGGTAATAGAATCAACATAGCCAATCTCTCCGTTAAAAACGTTCTTATCATAGTTGTTTGCCTGCTGCATTACCTTAATACCAGGATAAAATGTAATAGAACCATATGTGAAACCTTCAGATTCCGGTTTGCCAGCAAAAATTTCAGCCGCAATCTTTTTGTTCAATTCCGCACTTGAATTCGGGCAATTAGTACGCCGCGGTGTTACGATAATAACATCATCATAGCCATCTTTTTCTACAGACTTAAAGAATGTCTTGATTGCAATTTGCTGCAATACCTCCGCAGAATCCCTGAACATGTAAACCATATCTTGAAGTTTACCAGTAACGATTTTAGAATCTGCAAATTCGAGCGGGTTAATTCCTTCACGGATCTTATTAGCATCAGAAAGAATACCCGAATCTTGTGCTTGGCGCTGAACCTTGGTAAGTTTGTTGACATTAAAATCTTTTGAATACTCCAGCAAATCACTAAAAATATTACCTGCACCAATCGGAGGAAGCTGGCGATTGTCACCACAAAGAATAACCCTTGCCCCCTCCTTAACCGCACAGACCAAATGATAAAAAATGTCAACATTAACCATGGACGCTTCATCCAAAAATAGCACATCTGCTTGAAGTGGGTTATCATGATTATGGCAAAAATCAGTTCCCGACCAGCCCAACAGACGATGGATTGTGCTTGATGGATTTCCTGTAGCTTCTGTGATACGCTGGGCAGCCTTAGCAGAGAGAGCACAACAAGCAATAGATTTATTTGCTTTTTTATAGATATTGATAATGCCACGACTAATTGAAGTTTTACCTGTACCTGCTTTGCCAGAAATGACTGTAACGTTGTTTTGGACGGCTTGCCGGATCAGTTCACTCTGCTCTTGTGTATAGATAAATCCCTGCTGTTCTTCTGCGACTTTAATACCTGCTTCAATCGTTTCTTGTGAGATATTCCAACTAGCGCTATCGTTCATTTTATTGATAGATCGAAGAATATCCAAACTATCCATTTCATATTCGTAATATTTGCGTAATCCAATTTTGTTCGCTGTTACAACAAACATCGTTCTGCACGAGGATTCACTAGAAATCACCTGCTCAAGTAACTCCATACATTCTGAAATAGAATCTTTGGCTGCGGCTTTAAGCTGAGAAATATAAATCCATGTATGTCCTTCCTGAGAAGCAACATAATTTAGATGGAATCGAATAAAGGCATAGACTCTTTTGGTGGACACACGAAGATCTGGATTCAATTTCAGGGCCAAATCATCAACCTTTTTGAAACCAAGGCCACGAATTTTGGTCATGATATATGGATCTTTCAATAGCTTATCTTTCAAAAGAGCTGGATTTGGTTCAGAATCGACCAACTTTTTAATCATGTTATAGGATACCCCAAGGGGCTGAAGCATAACAAGGATATCTGAAATAACATAATTATTGATGATCGCTTCTTTAATTCTTTTCCAAGTATAATCCTTGATACCCTTCAAGGTAGAGGTATCCACATTATCTCTTTTGTTGACAACATCTTCAACGATATTTGGGTATTTTTCCAAAAGAACATCCGCCTGACGAGGATTTATAATGGATTGCAAAAATGCTTTTTGTTGCTGTACATTTTTGGGGGTTGTGGCAAGAATTGTAATTGGCTTATACTGATACGAGTTATATTTTTTATTGTACTGAAGTTCTGCTTCTACTTTATATTCTGTGCCCAAATACAGTTGTTGCATACAGCCAGCAAGCGTTGACATATGCACTGTTTTTTGAAAGCCACTAAAAATTGCATCATCTGCCGTAGGATGATAAGGTCTTGATTCCGGGATATCATCTGGGGTATAAAAAGTGTATACCCCAAAGCCAGAATTAAATGTAGCAATAGGGGCAACATTCTGTTTCCCGAAAAGTTCTTCAGAAATTTCGATTAGTTCTTTGCGGCGACGTTTACTACAGTCGAAATCGAACTATTACTACCCTCGGTTTCCCGATATTTATTAGGGGTATAGACTATATCTTCACCTTAACAAATAAGGTGGATGGCACTTCGATTGGTGATAAAATCCAACCTACACGGCGCAACCCGTTAGTCGTTTGACCTTCCTTAACATAAAGTTAAGACTTGGCACAGGATTGCCATATCTGTAAAGACTTAGGTTTTCCCTGTTAGCACATTTATTAGCCACCATTTCCTGTGGTTACTAAACGTTAAATGTACACCGTTTTATCATACGTTCACACATCTGATAATCTACAACATCACTGCTGTAGACGACTATTTTGTACATTTAGCATATCCAAATATCTTTCATATTTTCTATCAAGATATATGGTTGCATCATTGTACAACACATTTAAAACAGATAATGCTTTGCGAAAACCACCAAAGACTATTTCATAGCTATTTGTATTATGCTTTGATGCTTGACGCAGTTTTGAATACATGCCGAGTTCATCTTGAATTGCTATTAAAAATTCTTTTGTACCAATAAAACTAACATCATATGGATCTTTCGCTTCTGTTCGCCTTTTCCCTGTTCTTTTAATAGAGCCATCTCCATCAAAATATCCTCGAATAAAAGGAATGCTATATTTTTTAGGAACAATGTCATAAGATGGATATTTTAAGATTAAACTTTTATTACGAAGAACTCCTTTTGAAATTAAATTGTCTATATAACATTGATTTATAAAGACAATTCTTGATATCCCTGTTCCATATGCAGAAACATAATCATTTATCGGGTGAGTAGAATTTATGGCGTACTTAAATTTTTCAAGATGAATTTTATCTTTACTTGACAATGCAATCCCAAACGCATCATGTGTTTTGCCCGGAATTGCATTAACTATATATCCGTCAGCATAAATGAAACCAAGCCAATAGGCTTTTTCTTCTGAATCTATAACATCAAAATAATGTATATTGAAACTATATTTTAAAGATTTCTCATGGTCATTACGAGATTGTCCATGTGCTTTTATAAAGTTACTAATTTGATATATCCCATATACACGATTGGTTAAATTATTTATTGTGCTATAAGAGTTTCCATGTTTGTATAGATTCAAAATTTCATTTTCTACTGTATCTGATTCAAAGAGCTTATAATGATTTCTTATTTAACACCAACTCCCTCTATTAGAATTGGCATTATCTGATTTAAATGTTTGTTAATCTGCTAGAGATTTACGCCCCTTGTTTGCAAAACGAGAGAAGTCCAGATCCCAACGAACAGAATCAATCTGTGTGACGTTGAGCATAAACAGGCAAAGGCAGTTTGCACCAGAACCACGAGAGTAGCCACGCGGGATACCCCGTTTATCTGCCTCCTGGCATAGCATATAGAGCATAATAAAGTAGTCAATATAATCAACATAGGCTAGAACATCCAGTTCCATCTCAATACGATCACGACGGATCTGTTGTTCTTGTTCCGACATATGCCCAAATTTTTGCTGGAATGTGGAATAGACAAGATAACGAAGATAATCAAGGTGTGACTTAAAATTGCCATTGATTTTAACTTCTGGCATCTGGTTAGGATGGTCAAGGCCAATGTCAATATTCTCAATCAGTTCTGCTACTTTAACAGTATTTACAATACCTTGCTGAACAAAATCGTGTGAGAACTGAGATCCCAGGATTCTATATACATCCTCCGCTGTTTGCAAATAACAGTCGGTGTAAGATTCCCCCGGCTCTCTACCCTCACCAATTTTTACAAAGATTGAATGTGCATCATGGTCCTTGGCAGACAGCATATGCGCATCTGTTGTAATTACATATGGCAACTGATATTGATTGATAAACTCGGCAATCGCTGCATTTGCCTCAGCCTGGCTAGGGGTATTATGGGATTGAATCTCCACAAAAACGGAATCGAAAATTGCCTCAAACCGCTTGTATACTACTTTTGCTTGTTCTTTTTCACCAGCTACAAGAAGTGTACTAAGACGGCCAACCTGGCAGGCTGTAAGGCAAATAATACCTTTGCCCCAATCGTTCTGTTTAATGATATCAAGGGATGTACGGGGCTTTTTATACATACCATCAATACATGCGTTAGATACAATCTTAAAAAGATTTAGCAATCCTTGATGGTTTTTTGCAAGCAGAACCAGATGATACCGCGGCTGTTTATAATCTTTTGTGTCGTTTTTGAAAGCCTGGTCATCAACCTCATAAACCTCACAGCCAATGATGGGCTTGATGTTCTTTTTATTACAAGCTTTGACAACATCGACAAAACTACTCATTTTGCCATGATCTGTAACCGCAATCGCAGGCTGGTGATTTCGGGCCGCAAATTCTACCATTTCTGAAACAGTGAGAATCGAATCAAGTAGAGAACCTACTGCTGTATGAACATGCAGGTTGACAAATTGTTCCATTATTCTACTACCTGCTCACAGTCAATAATGTGAACCTGCGGAGTAATCACAGATTGAAACTGATTAACAGACAATTTGCAAACTGCGTTGATATAAATACAATCAGATTGATCCCATGCTTCATTCACCCAAGAAAGAACCGGATCATTTTGCGGGCATGTAAAACGAATATATGTAATGCCAGAATCAGATTCATATTTCCAGGTGTTAGATGTTTTGCCAACAATGTGCATCGAGGTACGTTCCAAAGGAATATTACGAACCATCAGTAGAGGTTCTTCCATCCCCTGCCCCCACGCATAGCGAAGAGAATAAATTTGACGGATCAGGTTGATGCCAAGTACAGAAGCGTCAAGATCAAAATCCACAAAATAGCACTTATTAAATTCAATGTCTTTAAGTTTTTCGTTACACGCACTAATTGCCACCGGAATATTCTGTTTAAGAATACGAACGCCAGCTGCATTGTCATGTCCTTGAATATAAATAAACTGACCTGTGGATTCCAAAAACTGTTTCAGATTGGGAATTGGACTATAATTGGGGTTACGACACGAACCACCAAATTCAATCTGTTCGTTTTCATTCTCTGCTTTTTCGTTGCGAAGGAGTACACAGGGACGGTTATACATTTCTGCAAGATTGATTGCAGTAACACCGGTAAGCGACTGATCCAGAATCCCGGATACATTACAGAACAAAACTTTATTGTCATCCCAATGATATTTTTCAATCATTTGTTGAATTGCGTCAATCGCCTCAGTTTTTGTTTTCTTTTGTTTATAACGAGCAGAGGCGGATTCACGGACAACATGCTGTGCTAACGTTTCTGTTGTTGTAACACCTTTGTTCTTGCCACGTGTGGGGGTATATTCAAAGCTTTCCTGCTTGCCAACCATAGCATAAAACATTTGTTCTTTCTGTTCCTGAGTTCCAACACGGATAATTGCATTCATGGCTGGGACAAAGTTGAACTGGACGTCAATAATTGTGGGAATTGCGCTTTGAATCGTAAAGCTGTTTGCCTCCATGAATGCTTTCATCAAAGGATTTTGAATATTGGCAAGCCCGATACGGCAAAAAGAATATGTTTCAGGCGAACGAAGATCCATTACGTCTGCAATATTTCCCAAAGCAACCAAATCCAAATACTTGTCAGCATAAGAGTTCCAAAGAATGTCGTCAACAACCTGCAAAAACTTGTATACAATTCCAACGCCAGAAAGGTCTTTATTTGGATAATCACACATTTGGTTATTTACGACCGTAGCATAAGGATTAGGAGCATCACAAATGTGATGGTCAAGAATAATAATATCCATTGCCTTAGAAAGTTCCTGACATTGCATCACATCGTTAGAACCAGCGTCCGGGATAACAAGCAAGCTCGTTGATTCAGGGACCTTAATATCCGATGCAAGACCATGCTGTTTTGCTACATGAAACAGCACATTGATTTTTCCGCCAAAATTAAGGTCTTTGAGGTAAAGATATACCAGTGCAGCCGAGGTAAATCCGTCAGGATCACAATCGCATAAAATTGAGATTTCATGAGCCAAATCTGCGTGTTTTACGAAAATTTCTGCCGCTGCTTCGATGTTTTTTAAGAGGTATGGGCTGTGAAAAACAGATTTTGACGGATTAAGGACGTTTTGTGCATTTTGCACATGCCGATTGGCAAAAATAGTGGGGATCGGGTCACGAAAATTGTTATCTGACCCTTCGATTAGTTTAACTGACAATGACAACTTATTTGATCCTCCTAATACATTCATGAATCATACGAGCGAATTTTTCTGGATCATCTGTTGGGGATTGTTTTGGGGAAAGAATATCCTTTGTGTCAATAGCTGCGTATACTGCCGTTCCTGCAATGAAGCGATTGGATAAGGATTCCAGTTCTTCTGGCAAAACATCTTTATCAAAAAGAAACACAATCGGAACACACAATCTTGTAAGCATCTCAACCTGGGCACCAGAGATCGTTTTACCACCAGTTGCCACACAATTTTGAACCCCCATAGACCACATCTGCATAACAGACTTTTCAGCTTCTCCTACATAAACCTTTTGATTTGATTTTATATAAGGAAGTGTTTTATAGAGTCCATACAAAATGCGGCCTTTTGCACAAGGCTCAAGATAGGTATATTTAGGTTCTCCCTCTTGTGGGGTTCCAAAAAGACGACCCTTTACGCCAACAAGTGTTCCAAGTTCATCCCTAATAGGAATAGTAATATGGTTTGTTTGTGGATCGTACCCCAATTCAAATTCTTTCTGTGTTTGGTAAGAAATATTATCTGCAAAGAAAAGTGGATTTGCCGCCTTGGTATAATAATTCAATATCACTGCAGGAATCGGCTTAACCATTGTCAATTCTTTAACAGATGATATATCATCGTTTTGCAGAGCCATCAGCTCTTTTGTAATTTTGAAACTCTCTGGCAGATCTGATTCAAAATCATGATAATAGTCAAGTCCTACCCAAGAACAAATTTGCTGAACAGTTTTGGGGAACGATGTTCCAAGGATAAACTCGGCCAAAGAAAAAATATCTGCCGAAGAGTGCCTTTTGGTGATATCACGGGTGTAATTTAATGTGGTCAAATAGTCATTAAGGTAAACACAAATTGCTGTTGGATTGTCACCATCCGGGTTTGCACACTGAAAAAACTTTCCTTTATTTTTAATATGATGGCAACCAAGATTTTGAAGAATGGTTTCGACTTGCTGTTGCTCCAAGATATAAGATTTGAGTTCCCCGATATCGACCATAAAAAACTCCTTATCTGTTTGTTATTGGTTTACTTTTTTACAGCTTCACCAAGTTCAACCCAAACATTTGTATCCAGATTGAGTTCAAATAGAAGTTTTTTCTTTTGGCCGAAGCGGTTTTTGTCAACGTTACCAATGTAATAACGCTTATTTACATCCAAATCACGAACCACTGGATCTCCCCAGTCTGCATCGTTGTAAAGATACCCATAGCGATGAAACATGGAATGAGGAATTTCTTTATACAAAACCAAAGTATGTAGAATATGTTTGATTTGCTTACAGTTTGCAATTTGACTGGATGTCAGTTCATCCGGTAAGATCGTATTTGCTTCATCGGAGAGCTGGATAGAACCATACATAAAGATTTTGAGCTGCTTTGCAAGTTCTGTCAGCTTCGTAACTGTAATTTTGAATGCTGCCCAGTCACCGGTATCTGCAATGTCAGATTTCAAAGTATCATAGAAACAATACTTTACATTTTGTGTGATTGCCGATTTGCGAATTTCAAACTCAAGGGTTTTATCGTCATAAGCAGAGCTGACATCTTTTGCATAGATAAGTCCCTGTCCTTCTGCATCAATCCACTTTGCAACCGTAATTAGTTTTCGATATTCCTCAGACTGTTTCCCAACACGTTCAATATATCGTTCAATCGTTTCTGTAAAGCAGCCATCCTCTCCCTTTTCTCGATAAATGAAATCTCCTTTTACATCCTGGTACAAACCAAGGGTGATCTCACGTTCCTGCTTTGTGAAGTGCACACCATGAAGTTCCTGAAACTCTGGATTGTTAGCAACTGTTGTAAGCAAACAGAATCGCATTTCATCTACAGACATTTCGTTAAGAAGTACTACAACGTTTTGCTTTTTTACCAATGCGATATAGGCGATTAGCTTAAACATGAATCGACTTTTACCAGCATTGGAAAGCATACCGGTACACATCATTGTGCCAAGCTTAAACCCTCGGAACAATTCATTCATGATTGGGAACGGAATTGTAAGGCCCATATCGGGAGTTTCCAGGCAATGATTGACCGTCTGAACCATATTCTGATTCAAAACAACACACTCTTGATTTGTAAGAATGATTGTATTGATTCTGTCGGCCTTACCACGGATCAGACTATAAATATCATTTGCTGTAAACAATTCAAATTTCGGATGCTTAACGATGCCTTCAATATTGAAACCATTGCGCTGATATTCTCGCAAAAGAGAGAATTTTTTCAAAATCTGAAAGTAGTTTTTTGCATCTTTGGGATTTGCAAGCTGCATATAATTTTGAATTGTTGTATATCCCTTGAACTCCTTGTACTTTGCCAAACGAGATTCATCTTCTGCCATAAAGGTCAGAATAGATGTTTTATTAAAATCTTGAGTACGAGTAGAGTACATAACGGAAGCGCAACTATAAAAGAAACGAGTGGCTTCATCAAAGAAATCATATTTCTTTCTGACATAGGAGTCGAAATCTACCAAGAGATCCGGTTGTTTATAGATAGCACCAACGAACATAATTTCGTTGGTTGTGTTACGTATTGCTTCCACCAATGCCTCCTATCTAAATTTCGTTATCTAAATTTCGTTTATGATTGAATTGAGATCAACGCCACTGGTAGGCGACGTATTACCTTGTGTCAAATTGGAATAATCAATGTGCTGCTGTGCAGTTGTTTCTACTGGCTGCCCTGCGGCGACCTGCTGCTTTTTAAGCCAAGTAAGGTATGCAGGATAACGCGACACGAGAATGGCGAGATCGTAATTAAGACGGGAAAGCCCATCTACTTCTTTTCCTTTTTTGCGGTTTTGCTCCGCAACTTTATCAAGATAATTTATTTTTTGCTGCCACATATCCAAAAGATGTTCTGGTGGAATAGGTTGGGCCAACCCTCTATAGGTTCCTTTATAAACACTATCCAACCTGACAAAAAAGGCTTTTGGCATTGTTATGTTATATCTTTCCAACAACCAATCTGTCAAAATACGGCGAGCAGAGGATGAGCGCTCCCCCGCCGCCTGTTTAGATTCCTTTTTTGCCTTTTTCTTTTGTTCTTCTTTTATAAGCTCTTCCATAGAAGATTTTGTTTGTTTTTGAGCGAATCCAATATACTCATTTATCTTCCGCTGTGACCACGGAACTTTTAGTGATTTTTTGTAATTAGAGAAACACTCAATGTGCGAGATTGCACCATTATTTTGATAAATGTAGGTGCCAACATCTTTTTGAACGTCTATGTAATTATGGCAGTAAATACATTTACGCCGGATCGGCATTAAATGTTTGCCTTGATTGTGGCAATAATCTTTTCCAGAACCTCAGTGTCTTCAATCTTGGTAATCTGAGTGGGCAGCCCTGCCTGCGCAACAGCAGCCTTTGCGTTAGATTTCTTTACGGGATCGGAGATGGATTTAAGCAGGCTAAGTGCCTGAGCACGAAGTTCTTTTACATCCGACTTTGCAACAGCCGGTGCTGGTTCGTCTTCAGGTTTCGTTTCGTTGGAAACACCCATTTCCTGTGCATACTTTGCCTCTTCCGTTTCAACTGCATGGCTCAAACCGTTTTTAATGACAACATGAGCATTATTTGCAGTCTTATTGATGACTTCCTGCCAATCAATCAGCGACGGATCTTCAAGAATCTCACCAGCAGAATGAACTCCGGTACGATCCTTTTCTACAAAAGCTTTCACCGTATCATAATCATCAGGGTCACGATACATACGAATACAGGTCTTGCAGTTGTACTGCATACCCTTAAAACCTTCGGGAATTTTGCGACCAGTAGAAACCGATTCCTTTTTACCGTCAATAATTCGCTGCTCCTTTTCATCGGTTTCACGAGCAGTAACAATGTAATGCTTACCAGAAGCATTCAAGGCAAGAATCAAATCCTGACCCTTGAAGTTGATTGTCTGATAATCCTTGAGTTCCAGACCAGCGCCATCAACCTTAACCAGACGAGCATCGCCAATCAGACCAGCAATATCTGCTTTAACATTTGCACGCTTCTTAGAGAATTCAATAATTCCCTGCTTGGTGGTCAAATTCAGAACAGATGTACCATCAACAACGATTGCATCCGGTCGGAAAGGCTTACCATCGCCGTCCAGCACAACTGTATCGGTTTCATTGCCATCGTCATCAATCTCATAGAAATCTTCGTTATTAGTTGCACGAGAAATATAATCAAGAACTTCGGTCAAAGACTGCGTATAAACGATCCAGATATTGGCAGGATTTACACCATTGGCCTTCATGGTCCCCAGATAATCGTCAATCGATCCGCTTTCAGGATCAAGGTACAAAACCTTAAACGGAGAACCGTCAGGATTTTTCATATAAGCAAACTGGCTTGCCATAGTAGACTTACCAGTGAACGGTTCACCATAAATGGTCATCTGGATTTTAGACTGAATTGCATTACCGTTTCTTGCACGCGCCATAGAATTGATACCTTTCGATTAAATATAAGCTAAAACAAAACGACAATTATACTTACCAGGGAAGTTCGTCATCATCGACAGAGAAAGAACTGTCGGAACCCCAATCATCATCCGCGGAATCAGTTGCCTTCGGCTTGTCACCAAAATCAGACTTTGCCGTATTGGATGCTGCAATCTTTGCAAGTGCCTGCGCAATCTTTTCTTCGGAATATACATTTGTGTCAAAGTTCTTGGGATCAACACCGTCAATATACAGCTTGCGAATCGTTGGGGCCTTCTGCAGCTCCATCTGGTATGCATCGCCCCATTCATCATCTACTTCAATTTCTTCCACATTCTTGATGATGGAAATATTGCCAAAAGCTTTCATTGCAGTATAAGGCTTAACCTTTTTACGCAGGCTCTGTGCCAGCTTTTCGTGTTCCTTATCAATGTAAAACTCTGCATCTTCAATCGTATTGTATGTAACAATCTTTGCACTAACGACAAACTCCGACTTATCCTCCGTGGGCTTTACACCAGTGAAAATAATCACCTGGGTCCAAAGTGCATTCTGCTTAAAGTCATCAGCCTTAAAATCAATCGGACGGCACAGGCTAACCTGGTTAGGAACAAACCGCTGCTGATGTCGGCCATTGTAGGTACTGAACTCAATTTCACCACGAGAGAAAATAGACGCTTCATCCTTAAGGTTATCTGCAATTTCCTTAGTTGCATCAAAGGGGGCCAGAATCTTCTTGTCGTTGACTTCCTCACCCTTGGAATTTACAACCTTTTTCACGCCAGTTCGCACACCAATCAGAGTGAAACCTTCCTTAGAAAAGTTGTAACGATCACGCCATGGAACCGATTCAGTTTCAGGCTTAATCCCCTTTTCTTTATCACCACGCTTGGAGTAGAAAACATTATCCTGCTCCATGCCATTCAGAGACAGATAAACCGAGCTGCCTTCATTTACTTCGACACCAAACGTTACGGCACGAAAATCTTTACCATTCTTTGCTTTCTTCTCCGTAAAAAAGTTGTCTTTCTGGGTGCCAGAGACAATACCGGCTACCTGAAAAGAACCTTTGGTTACAGGAAGATCGAAAATACGCTGTTTTGCCATAGAATTTACTCCTTTTTATGTAATGAAATCATCATTTCGTTAGTCAAGTACGCCTTTGTAAAGGCAAAAAAATTTATCGCCTTTTTCGCATATTTTTGTGTGTTGCAGCACCATGACGAGGAATCGGGTTTTTAATTTTTCCCTCACCTTTCTCATAACCGTCAGTACAATCATCATAAATTTCCAGAACACAAGCCATTTCTTCCAAAGCGTCACGAATTGTGCAATATTCATTGTATGATAGCCGTCCCACACGGATACCATCTAGCAATTCAGATGCCTGACGTTTTTTTGCAAGCGCACTATAGATTTTATACTTTGCACTATTTTTATGATAGTATGAAACATGATTTGCTGACGAAACTTTTACAGATGGGACTACCCCCAGTTCGACTTTGCCAAAGCTGAATTTAGAATCATCATTGAAATCGTTCATTTTATTCTACCCTCGTCTTCTGCTTAATAAAATCTGGGATCAATTTATTGAGCACTTTTGCAAGAGTGATACATTTACCAATCCATTCGTTGTAGCAATCATCTTCGCCAAAATCAAAAGACCGCTTTTCGTATCTTGTAACATTCATACTGTCATAATAGAAGCATGTAATAGTAGGTCCCCTTTCAGTTTTGCAGAACGTGTTGTGGTCCCAAACGACACTTCCACCGTTGGCAACCACATCATTAACCCATTTCAAAACAGTAGTTTTTGCAAGGTTAATATCTTCTTGTGTCCAAGAGTAAACTTTTTTAATAGCATCATTTGCAATGCGAATTGCTTCCTTTTTATTATTCTTGGGAATCATAAAATCTAAATGGACCATTTCTACATTGGCTGCTTCTTTGTTATCCTGTACTCCATCAACCAATTCAAGTTCATCTTCCCAGAAAACGAGTGTTTCTTCCTCCTGAACGGAATAGATCATTTTGTTGCTTCCAAAACTACGATCAAAAGGGCCTTCAATGGTAAATACATCCCCTACTTTAATTCTGAAACTATTTCGTGCTGTACACTGATTATCCAAACGAACGACACGAACTTTGTCACCATGCTTGAACTTATAATCCATTTTTTACTCCGTCATATTACTTGAATCAACAATGATGGAAGCATCATTACCTGCCTGCACAGTAGGGAGCTGGCCGTTCCACTTTTCATATTTCTGTTGCTCGATCAGTTCCTGGGTGAGGGACTGGGAGATCAGACGGTTGGCATCGGCCTGAGCCTGGGCTTCGATCAGTTTGGCTTCGGCGTTGATCTGAGCGGTTTCTTTTTCCTGGTTGGCTTTCGTGATAGCGACTTCTTTTTCTTTTTCGGCATTGACATTGGCGGTCTGCTGCTCGATCTTTGCCAGCTCCAGATCCTGCTGAGCGTTGACCTTTTTCTGGACAGCAGCACGGGTTTCGTCATCGGGGTCGATATTGATCAGAGAAACGGATTCAATAATGATACCGTAAGGCTCGAACTTATCCTTGAGGTAGGCGGTGAGTTCCGAGTTGAGGGAAGCACGCTGGTCGCCAAGCAGATCAATGACGGAATACTTGGCCGTGACCTCTTTGGTCCAGGACATGATGTTGGGCTTGATAAAAACCTCTTTGACGTCTTTACCGGACTGACCCTTGAAACGAGTGAAGGTATCAGCGACATGATCGGGATCAAAACGGTAGGTAAAAGTCATATCGACAGTAAGGCCCTTACCATCATTGGACGGGACCTCGAAGGATTCATCGCCTTTGGAATCACCGTCCGAACCGGAGGTGAGGTAAGACTGTTCGATGCCGATGGTGTAGGTAGTAACTTTTTGGGTAGGTTTGACAAGATGAAAACCCTGAGAGAGAGTGGTTTCGGCCACGCCGCCGTTCATGTTGTAAATGACGCCGACATAGCCAGCAGGAATACGGACAGTACAAAACAGAGAAATAACGATACAGAAGATGATGACAAAGGCAGAGATAACTGCGCCAACGGTTTTGTTCATTGAAAAAACTCCTTATTTTTTGTTGGTGAATTGACGGAAGAAATTGAGAATTTTGGAACCAAATTCATCATAGTGCGGGGAAAGCCAAGTCCAAAAAAGGATGGCTGCGAGGATTACGAGAAGGATAAATGCGACTGGAATATAATCATCTCCTTTTCTATAATTGATCAAATCATTAGAATTTGGGCGGCGGAATGCTAGATAACACAACGCAAACCAAAATCACGATAATGGCACCACGCATTGCTACAAATCAAATACCCCTTTCGTTTTAAGATATCTATGTAAACCCGCATTGGCGGGATATGGTGGGACCACAGGGATTTGAACCCTGAACCGAGCAGTTATGAGCTGCCAGCGCTAACCGTTGCGCCATGGCCCCATAAAGCGCCATATTCAATATGGCGCTCATTTTGTTAGACAAATTCACCTTTGTTTGAGTAAATAAAAGACGGGGCACCAAGCCCCGCTTTTTATTTGGGCCTATTCATTATCTGACGTACCATAATAACAATTACGCCACGCTTTGTAATTGCTTACACTGTTAAGTGTTATTCGCTTTTCGTACTGTGGAAATATTTTCTTTAGTTCTTTTCGTTTTAACTTTGTGATATCAATATGATTTTCTTCTTCATATTGATGCCATTCAATAAAAACCGTGTTAATTGCAAGACATGCGCCTTTAAATTGTTTTCCATAATATTTTTTAGCTACTTCTTCATTATTAAAATAAATATTTGTTAAAGATATAATACGTTTAATACCTCTCGGAGAAATAGCTCCTGTTTCAGTCGGATATCTTGTTGATGCTTTTACTAAATACTCACTTTCGCAAAGCTCAAATTCAACCACTCGATTTCCTATATCTCTGCTTTTATCATTTGCCATAGAGAATTTGTAGCTAGACAGATTTGAACAAAATTCAAGTTGTTCAAACAATGCTTTGCTGATTTTCTTTCCATCAAAAGAGAGGTTTTCTTTATCAAGCATTGAAGTTTTAAGTGTTGGTATTTCGTTTATTCCATATCCTAACCAAATTAAAACTTCAATAGCTCGTGCACGGGCCATTGCTGGCCCTGGGATAACATAATTTAAGGCATTGATAAAATCTTGTTCATCTTTAAAGTACAACTCAGCCATCCTATATGACGAATTTACATCCGCAAAAGATAACGTTGAAAGCGCTTCTATACTGGGAATAATAATATTATCTGTTGCACTCAACCATTTCAAGTAATCATAAAGGAATGAGTGTACTTTATAAAACGATGTATATGAAGACCATTTGTTTTCAGAAAATAATATAGCGAAATCATTTTTGGTGAAATCATTCAACTGTTTCCCAAGCTCATTTTCTTTTTTTGTAACACGCTGGGACCATGATAATAAATTTTGATATTTGGGATGATCCTTCCCAAAAATCTCAACAGATTGTAAATCCATTTTGGTTCACACCTTTCTAATTTACATAATACCATATGTAAAGAAACAAAGGCAAGAGCCAATTTTTCAATCTGTTTTACGCATACAAACGGAAAGAATCAAAATCTTCTTTATCTGGCATCACAGAAAAAGCTTCATAAAGGAACGGTTCATCCAAAATGCGCGCAATCGCAATATTTTTCATTTGCTGATCTGTTAAGTTACCAAGCTTTTTGATGAACTGTGGCTTATTGATAGATACAACTTCTTCACAAATCACAATGCTATCTTTTGCCAAGAAAGGACAATCAGACTTACGGAGCATCACATGGACAGGAGAACGCTTATGTGTTTTGCTGGTAAGTGTTACGCCTTTAACCGTGGGGCTAAATTTATTGTGCTTGTTGTTTGAGGTAACAACAAATGGACGACGACCGCCTTGCTGATGACCAATCGCATTAGGAATGTCTACGAGCCAAACTTCGCCCACTTTAGGAAACTGAGCGGATGCAGACGACCAATTTACATTTTTAATAACTTCCATGATAAATACTCCTTTACTAGATTTTGTTAATTTCGTTAGCCAAGTTCATCTTTGGCTTGATTATAAGTTAGCATACCGCTCAGATAAAGTCAAGTGAATTTAACGACTTTTAAAAATATTTTTGATATAGTTGTCTTTGAAAGACAATTCAAGCAAAAGATCCCCAGAAAGACCAGCTGGAACTATAATGTCCTTGAAAGGAATATGCCCATTTGTGCCAGACATTTTGAAGTAGCACTGCATGGTTTTGTTAAAGATTGCCCGAATTGTAACAATCTCTAATACATTTTCCGGCGGCTGACCGCTCGATAGAATATTTGCCATGCGCTGAACAAAATCATCCGTAACGCATACAACGCAAACCTGGACTTTATCTCCGGTTGAACTTTCAATATAACGTTCCTGAGCAGTATATGTAAGAAAATCCTCTCCTGTTGCTGGCATCAGATACCACATACCTTGGTAAACAAACGTTACTTGCATGGTTTGTTCCTCCCCTATTTTAAATTTTGTTTCATTTTCAACCGCTTTCAAAGAATGTATTTCAAGGATTTCATGTTCGGCATAAGTAAGGGCAGGATCGTAACCTCTACCGTCCAAGTATCAAAGGTAAGTACATACCCTAACATATCATCGCGGGGGCAGATATCAACCTTTTTACAAGGTTCGCTAATATGGAAGTTTCCATAGGCATAAGGAACATGCAGTAGCTGTTTCAAGAACCTTTGCCACGTTCTGCGAGGTTCGCATGACTCAAATACCAACGTATGCGGATCTAATTTCATGTAGTGAATTCCATTGCATTCAAAAGAGAAACTTGTTTTTTCTCCGTAAAAATCTCCGGTTTGATAAGCATATACCGCAAAATTGTTTTGATACTTATAACGGTCAAGAAATTCCTGCAAAGTAAGCTTGTTTGTGTCTACTGCGTAATCTTTTAATGTTTTCATAACGTTACCCTTTGTCAATCAATTTTCAAACAAGTAATATGTGCGGATGAATTATCGTTTACGAATTTTTGGTACTCACTTCCAGTATATTAACAACCGTTGGTTTCTGTTAAGACAACTTTTGGTTGTATTATAGCGTATAAATCGTCATATGGCAAGAACTATTTTGAGTATTTTATTATAAATTCATTCCGGCATCACACATAGGACACAAAAGATGTGCCGAATAGTCATCCCACTCAATCCCATTGCGATAGCACTGCCAGTAAGCCAGGTTGTAAACCGCACGATCAAAATTACACTTTCGTTTTTGAATATACGCATAAATTGTCGTGCCTCTGTCGTCACGCTTATTACTTCTGATTTGCATGATAGTATCATGACACGCCTGAACATAATGGTTCCCAGGATACTTTTTCATTTCATTACGAACACGTTGATTGATGGAATGACGACTGCTGATTGTTGCTGCTGCAACAAGTGCAATACCTGCAAGAAGCCCCATACATGACACCCCCTTATTTCATTTCGATACCATTCACTGCAAAAATACGTTTCACTGCATTTAGTGTACTCAGAGACTCATCGGACGTAACACAAAGTGACATATCAACGCTGATTTTGCGCTTATAAAATTCCGATTTCGTCATGAGAGCATTGGCAAGGATATTTGTATCCAGATAAGCCCCAATAAATTCAATTTCATCCGGCATTCCGCAATCTCGCGCTACAAGCCACATCGACGGCTGTAGCAGTGTAGCCCCCACTCCACGAGCTGTGGTAATATTCGTGTCTGCGTGCAGCTCCTTTTTTAACAGTTTAAGTTCTTCAAGCGCCCTGGCCTTTCCGTCCATTCCTGCCATGTTCATAATTTCGTCTTCGACAAAGAATACAATATCACCATCCTCATCCGACTTTTTAATTTTGGCACGAATCAGATCCATTTTCTCTTGAAAAGTTTCGTTCAGAGATGCAGTGCAATAATTAACCACAACAAGAAATTTCAACATAAAACATTTTCCTTTCTGCTTTGTTTGAGCATATCATATTATAATGCGTACAATTTTTATTGCAATAAATATACAGTTTTACCACAATTTACATAATTAGAAATAAATTCTATTATTCCGGTAAGTTCTCTACAAAATCAATACCAAGATCAAATGTAGAAAGCATTTCATCTGTTTCCTGTTGTGTAATACCAATATAAGCAAGTGTTGTGGATTGGCTTGAATGGTTAAGAATTCCCTGCAATGTTGCCAAGGCCATAGGGGATTCTTGATTCTGGCGGTAGAACTGATAACAGAATGTCTTGCGCAGCGTATGTGTTCCAATGTTATAAGGGAGCTTTAAGTCGCCCTGCAATTCCTTTTTGAGAAGCTTTTGAAGAGTATCAACATCAATCGGATCGCCAGGCTGTTTATAGGCTGCCTTTGAACGTTTGGAATTACTATTGCTGCGCTTCCCACTCGGAAAAAGATAGCCGTTGTTTTTGAAATAGTTTTCATATTTACACCCCGGCTTACCCATGAGGTCCAAATATATTTGCAATGTTTTTTCAGCAGCCGGAGTAATTTGAACCGTAACATGCTTGTGAAAACGCTTTGTTTTTTTACATTCCAGGCGGAATTTCACACCATGCTTTACCTGATATCCACCGCCGCATACCGGATTGGCAACATCCGACACCTTTAAGCGAAGCAAGTCGCTTGCACGAAGTCCACTTGTAATACCAATCTGGAAGATGCACCAGTTGCGATACTCCCCTTTTGAGTAAAAATACTCAAGCGCTTTCGTGATATCATTGGGGTCACGAATAGGTTCAACGGCAGAATTAAAACCCTCGTGACGAGTAACATCATAGTTTTTGCCGGTAGAATGTACGGGTGAAAAGTCAATCGTAATCGTATTATCAGAATAAGGTTTATCAATAAGAACCGCTGAACCCATAAGATGACCTCCTATTAAAATTTTGTTATTGCACTTTTATTTCTGGAACGCATTCCCTGTAAGTTCTTTATACTCATTCAGAAGAGCAGCTGCTTCTTCATCGGACTGAGCCATAAGATTGAGAAGCACTTCATTTTGGTACGATTTAAGTTTTGCGTTGATTTCCTTTTTAATTTCTTTGACGCGTTCAACCTTTTTGATCTTATCATAAAGATGTTTATAATCAGCCAGACAAATCAATGCTTTTGTCGGGCGAGGATTATCTTCATCAAATACCCCAACCATATCAATTTTAACCACACCAAATGTACTGGGGTCCATATGAGTTTTTACTAACGCAAAAGAATCATCAAGGGATACCGATTTTCCTTGTTTGAGTTCCCGAAAATCAATCTCTTTTGTAAAAAACTCTTCGTCTGCAATTTTAATTGCAAAATAATAAGGTGTTTTATTTTCCACAGGAGTGATGTGATGGCACTGAGCAATATAATTATAATCCTTACCAGGGGTCAACATAATTCATTCTCCTTTAATATTCGGGTATTTATTATTTTGGGTGGGATTCCTTACGAAAATCGGTGATCTACTAATTTATGTAAATTTCAATCTACTAAGTAGCCATTTTTAGCGTATTGTTTAAACGTATCATCCAACTGCATATTGAAACGCTCGCCGATGTCAGCGTCCTTGAATTTACGGATTTTGGCGAGAGCCTTAGCGTAATTGATGTCATGTCCCTCTCCATAGTGCCACAAATTGGGATGATTTCCACCCCAATTCATAGAACCGTTGTTGAAAGCTAAACACTCGTGCAAAGGAAAATCACGCGTATTATGCACGATATTAAAGCGGCTTAAAAAACTGCTGCCACTGGAAATGCCGGTTGATTCACGCATCGTAAAAAGACCGTTCGCTGGCACATAACAATTAACTGAGTTATAGCCTCGTTCTCCGTCTTGATTCCAAGTTTCGATGGTAATAAGTACGCCGGAATCCAGATTCGCCCATACATCAAAGATATTGTCTTTATCAATGTCTTCTTTGTATTCATGTGCAAAACCGAGCTCCTGTAAAATACGAGTCAGTTCCTCATACGGAACAGCCTCTACTTCACCAGTTTTTTCGTTGTATTCCTCGTAGAAGTCATAAGAAACATTCTTCATCGTGGCGAGAATGCAGTTTTCTCTGTTTTCAAAAGAAACCACTTTGCCATATCCTACATGAAGGTTCTTCCAATTTTTGATGATAATAACCTTCCCGTACTCATTATAAGAAATGAGCTTACCATTCTTTTTTGACCTCCGAATACGGTAGACATTATCTGCGCTGATTCCGCTCAGGTCAATAGTATCGTTCATATTCATGATTCTTACCTCACTTCACTTTTGTCAAGTTGTAGATACTCAATAATTTCTACAAACAGGTAATGATAAAGAATTTGAAGCTTACGATATTCTTTGCTTTCCAATACTTTTTCTTTTGTATTAACTTCATCAAGCAAATTGATAAATAATATTGCCAAGACAAGTTGTGCTTTAATTGGGCCTACATCTCTAACTAATTCTGATGCAAAGGATTTGCAGCCACGAGTTAAATATTCACCATCCCAATGATGAATTAACGTCATAATCAAATCCACTGATTGTTGGTCTGTACCAATCCTAGAAAGAACAGATCTAATTCTCCTTTCATCTAGGCTAATCCCCCCAAAAATGATAGTCATAATAATTTCAAACCAATGCTCTTCGATCGTGGTTTGAAATTCTGGGAACTCATCAAATACATTTTCTGCTCTTAGAATTTTTTCTAGCCTAGGGTTAAGTGCACCACATAATATGGTTCTCTTATCTGGAATATCCGCTGGACTTGACGGAAGTACGTTAGCAAGTTCAGGGATCAGTTTGATAAAAACATCACTATACATAGCAAGGCCAACAGCAAAGCCAAACGATTCATTTCTATCAAAGAAGGGATAGTTAAGCATACTGTAGAAGAAACTATGTATCATTCTTTGAGGAATGTTATCAAGTGTTCCCACACAAGAATGAATTGCCTGATCCACATCTTTTCCCATATAAGTCCAAGAATCAACATTTTCTATAAGTGCCACTAAAATTTCTTTGGGGTCTTTCTTAAACAGTTCTTCCGCGTTCCCAGTACACTTAATTCTACGTTCAGCATAATTTCCATAATGGTACTCGTATGGATCATATACATAAATTAAAATGTTTTTTTCTTTGTATTTTTCTACATACATAGCCATAGCAAACATCGTAAAGCCTTGATTTGACAAAAATTTATCAAGTGATTCTGCCACACAGATTGTTGTTTGTGAACCAAATTCACAAATATAATATTCGTCATTCTCTCCAAAAGCCTCTGCAATACTGTAAATAGATTTTAATTCTGGCAAAGAAGCATTTGTGACAATAGTAAATTTACTAATATTTTTACAATGACGAGAATAACAAAGAACACATTCCCCATACAAATATGCCCAATATCCACGCTCAAAAAGTTTTGAAATAATTTCAATAGATTCTTTTGAAATATATCTATTGCTAGTTATATGCTCCATATCAAGTACAGCATTGTACTTAAATCCTTTTGGTAAAGGATACTTTGGCTCTGGGTATTTCCATTCTTCGGGATTTACACTTGAAATTTTCAGCATATGTCCTCCGTATTGCTCCGATTTCATTTCTTTTTTTATTATAAAAGAATCAATCCTCGTCCTCTACTTTGAAATAATTCCTTGCCTCATCTGGAATTTTGACAAACGGATATTTATTTTCAAAGTTATCCAAAAAATATGTACGATAGTTAATACACATCAATACACCAACTCCACTTGACGACTCAAAATAAAGAGGGAGAAACGGAGCATTGGAAGTTGTAGTAGTATAAATTTTTGCATTAGGAAGAAGAGTAAGCATATCTTTCAAATACTCTGCACGTACAAGAGTATTATGAACAAAAATCATAGGAGCATCGCCCTTGTATGTAAAAGAATCCGGGTAACAAGCTTTTGCTTCCTTGATGTATTTAGAGAGATAGGCAACGGAAAGTTCTTCTGACGTATATCCCTTATTTGCATTTTGTTTTGCATTGTTGACAATAGTATCAAAATTCTCAAATCCCACTTTGCCTTCTGGGTGCATTGGAACCCCAGGAATCTGATCATTCAAAATCACACCATAAAACCCATTTACCATATACTGCTTTCCATCCTGCATCCATGCCTTTTGTAAATCTTCCTGCTTGTGAAAAGCTTTACTCTGTTTCAAAAGATTCTTTGCTGCAGTAAGAGCACTTCCACGGCCACTATTCGATGCAATTTGAGTTTTACACTGGTTGATAATTGCAGCATAATAACACCATGGCGGGATGTCTTTGTAAGATGCTGGGTCGTTTAGAATACTAGCATAGAATTCATCCCACAGCTTCGGATCTTCCATAGTAGTTTCAACTGTAAAGCGAAGTGCTTTACAGGCACTTGTGTAAACCTTTTCAACATTAACTGCCATAATACTCACACTTTCTTATGTAAGGAGGTTGTAAAACGGAATATGTATAATTAAGAACATTCAAAGAACGGATTTGACCACAGGATTTTACGGCCACTTTCAATACGTGAGATCAATTTCATTGGAATCTCATATCTATCATTGTTGTAATCTGAATAGTTTTCTTTGAGAAATTGTTCTACGTTGTTTTTGATATCTCGTGTAACAATAGGAAATGTACTGATTTTCTTATGTGCTACTGTTGTAAACTTCTTAATATCTTTAACTGGGTAATTGACCATCAACTCTTTTCCATTTACTTCAATGGCAATACGAACATTTTTACAATGCGAAACAGTACTAAAAATATTTTTGCATTCTTTTTCCCAGCTCATAGATAAAGATTCAAATTCATGGATTTTTTGCCTAATAAGATGCTGTTTTATAACGAAATTCTTTCCTTTATATTCACTAAATGGCACATTATTTTGGGCGAGATCCAGGTCATCAAGCATTCCAGCCACAGTTTTTGCCCAGGTTGTAGGATTAGCAAGAAATTCAACCGTTACAGTATCGTCAAATTCTTTGACATAATCCGCAACCTCATTGAATGCAGAATCTTTTTCTTTCTCAAAGACATATTGCAATACAGCCGTTTGGTATACTATATCTTCACCTGCGAAATCATCTACATCTTTGGATTCAAACTTTACATTTCCCTCCAAATAATTCCATAACGTTTGAATCATATCTTTTGTAACAAAGTGTGAGGATAATTTTTCTTTGCCCAAACAAATTAAAAAGTTATAAGTTTCATTATAAAAATCTTTATGGTCAACAATATATGCCATAAAATCCAACTTATTCTCTGTTAAAAATTTGTTGCCAGTTAAGCTGATAGGGAATCTTCCATAACTTTGCCCATAAAGTGCTTCAACATAGTGTTCCCCACTTTCAAGTGGAATGCGAACAAAGCGATAGTATTCACTATGATTCGTGTAATGAATGTTTCCCTCTAAGACAAAATCTGTTGGATTAGAAAAATAGGACATTAACACATCGTTATCAATTACATTTGCAAACATTTATGGGCACACTCCTTTTTTTATTTATTCATATGTATGTAACTAGGAATCGCAGCACGATCCTTCTCTTCTATTTTTACAATACTTACTTTATCTTCACGAATGCTATCTTGTATTGCCTCTTCTATAGTTGCCATATAATCTCCGCCACCTTCTTCACAAGCCGAAAGAAATCCAATTATTGCTTCTTTTATACCTTCCATGGAAGCATGGTTTTCATCAACAAAGGTGACTTCAATTTCAACTGGGATATTGCATGTAACTTTATAAGTTTTTATTAGTTTTTCCTCCCTTACAATTTTCATCACATAGACATATTATCGTAAATAAGTTCACCCTTAAAATTGGGAACTGGATAAATGGCATTCCATTTACTATTTTTGAAATACTTGTAACCAACGTGGCTACCCATAAGACAAAATTCAAGTTCCTCAAACTTCTTGAGCGTTAAAAGACGTCTGCGAATGTTCTCACACTCGTCTTCTGTATGACCATAGAGCTTGGCCCAATGTGCCAGGACCTTATTCAGGTCCTCTAATGCCCATTCATGATCACTCAAATTGGCTTGACGTTGATATTCAGCAAGTTCGTCATCTAATTCTCTTTGTGCTTCTGCATAAGTAGAATAAAAGTGTGCTGTGGGCAAAGAAATCGTGTCACATAACCGCTTAATTACATTAGGAACAGTTTCTTTGTACCTTGCGTCAATGCGCCAACCATTCGATGAAATTTCTTGAATAAAGTAAAGCTCTGGACAAAGATCCTTTCCAAGAATCAATTCACCTTTTTCAAAAGCTTCACAAACTGCTTTAGGAGAAGTAAAATCAATTTCAGGGAATTTGTACGTTAGAGGTTCGTGAATTTCAAACAAAGCTGTATCAGGTTTCCAATCCTTGGGGAGCTTTTGCCATTTCGTCGGACACTGCTGCTCAAACTCTCTATATGGAATTCCATTGATTGTACGAACATCTTTGCGCACCAAAGGATCAACTGTACATTCACCAAAAAACTGCTGGCACACAAAACCACAGCAAACTCTACGCAGCCAATGCGCTTTTGCATCTCCATAAATATCCCCAACATAAACACGATCCGGCCAGTAAACCACATCACCTGTTTTATAAACCTTTTCAAGTTGAGGTTTGTATTTATAACAAAGTGCATTTTCGTTTTCGATCAAAATGTTTGGGAGTGGCATAATTTACACTTCCTTTTCAAGTCCTTCAAGCAGTTCCTTGCCCTTTTTGGATCTAGCCAAACGTTCAGAAAGATTTTTTGCGGCTGCCTCCAAAATTACATCTTTGTTTTCTTTGAGAAAATCGTCCGTTCTTTCCCGCATCAAATCAACCAAGGCATTTTCTTTGGAACGATTCCAAGCTCCACTCCAAGATCCAAAGTTATGAAGCAATGCCTCGGTAATATCCGTTTTGATACCATCAATTACTTCTTTCTTTACAGTGTTTTCAATCGTCTGTCTTACGCGCTTATCATCAAAATCAAACGCAATCTGTACAATATGTTCCATTATAAAACTCCTATTTTAAGTGATTTAATCATCAGCAGGCACAAGCTTTCCATTATCAGCTTTGTACCAAACATCAGGCAGGATAGTTACCCCATCAACAACACCAGCAGCCCAGGTTTTAATATCACAATCATATTTATTTTCCTGAGCGCAAACCAAAACAGCCCCCATACCACCTTTTACACGCGCATTTTCGGAGCGGCTACACGCAATTCCATTCTTGCCCACACTGGATTTTCCTCTACTCGTGGCTGCACCACGATCACCGGCACTGGCTGCACCACGATCACCGGCACTGGCTGCACCATAATAACCAAGCGGACGTTCGCAGGCATGCACACCCTCTTTGCAGAGCCTTGCCACATCAGAGACATGATCTTCAACGCCCTCCGTATACTGTCTACCTCTGCATTTGAGGTCTTTGTCAAAACCCTTATAAGCCTTTACCCATGTTTTGTTATCACTCATTACTGTTACCCTCCCTGCATTCATTATTTTTTACTTCATTGACTGTATCTTCCGCCGGATTATTTATTGTCTCAGTTTCTTTTTCGTTCAGCATCATACGCTCCTGTTGGATTGCAGACTGTACAATGGGCCGAAGTTCAGAAATAATCACTTCCAAAATCAGTTTGGAGACATAGGGTGGGAGTTGTGCCTGGTTAATGCCATTACAAATATAATCTTTCAATGCTTCACACTTGAGGTTCATCGTATTGTTTTCCATATTATGTAAACTCCTTCTTATTTATTAAAATTCATAATCTTCAAAATCCATCAATGCACTATGTGCACGTTGGAACATTTCATATGCAACATTATATTTTTCACTCGCATATGACAAATTTTCTTTTGCTTTAGTTAGTTCTTCATAATTTTCTTCGTAACGAAACTTCCTAACGACATTTTCACATTCATTTTTCTTTTTCATTTCTTCTTTAGAAGATTGATGAGTTGTTTTATCAGCAGATTTCAATAGTTCATGAATAAATTCAAGTGTATTGATATTCATTTATTTTTCCTCCTGTTCAACAAATGGGATGTGAGTAAAAAATGTAGCATTTTCGCATTCAATAGCAACCGGTTCAACATAGGATAAACTCATTAACCCCAAAATGCTTTTGGCATTTGCATTTGAACCATTTGTATCAAATACTGTTACATGGTCAACTGAATTTATAGCCAGATCATGAAGTGTTTGCACATCAATAAAGCTTTCAATTTTATAGCTTTTAATCATTTAGTTTTCTCTTTCTATTTTCTCTTGATATTTCACTCTGCTTTGCTGATTGGGACCCGATGCTTTACAATCTTTGGGCGAATTCCTTCATTCTCAATATAAGCTTTGCGATCCTCCAAAGCTTCCTTATATGTGGAGCAAGAACAAATTCGTTCCAGCCCATCTCCATACCCATAGTCATACATAAGGTCAAAAACATCTTCCGTTTTACGAGTGTAAACCATTTTGTTTTCTCCTTTCATCAAAATGTCATACAAAAATATGCCAGGCGGAACCAAAGATTGTATGTTTCAGGAGTCATCTTTACCTGATCGGGGACTCCTTTTACGATACACCATTCATATGATTGCTTTTTCATTTTTGAGATTGCCTTTTGTTCTTCGCGCGTAAATTCATTTGCAAACTTACGAATACGGCTACCATTATTCCAACGGCAGCCATACATTGTTTCACATACCAGGGCATACGGGATATTATTTTGAACCTCATCATGAGTAAGTACCATAAAATGTTTCATATACTTAGCTTCCTTTCTTTTGAGATATAATGTCATCTGTAATATCGCGCCATGCTTGCTGCCAAATCTTCTCGCATTCTTCTTTTGTAACCTCTTTGGGACTATTTTTTTTGAACGACCTGGCACCAAGTTTTGAAATCATATCCTGAATACATACTGTCTACAGCGTATTCATAGTTCATTTGCATTACGTCATCTTCGTAACGCCGTGGTAAATTTTCATAATGATAGAAGAATATCATTTTCTTACTCCTTGTTAGGTAAGCTTAAAGAACTCGCCTATTTGCTTATCTGTGAAATAAGAAGAACCGGATGTCAATTCATTGGGCCATGCACGCCAGCGATAATTGTCAAAAGAGTTTTTATATTTAACTCTACGTGCTAGATATTTCCGGCCTTTAACGAAAAGGTATTCGTTTCTTTCTTCGCTTCCCGGTTTATTGGTTGGAACATTCTGAATACATACCACTAAATAAGGATCGTTTTCCCCAGACTGGAATGCTTTTGAACTGTATCCTTGATTCAGATATCGGGAAGAAAAAGCATATTCACTATTCATAGTTTTTCATTCCTTTCATTTGTTCCCTGCTTATAAAAAAATGTGCTAACGTGAGGGATCGACATTAGCACACGGTACTTATGGTTGCGCCAGCAGGGTTTGAACCTGCAAATCCGGGTGTCAAAGACCCGTGCCTTAACCATTTTGGCGATGGCGCAATACAAGGCCGCACTATTCACGGCAGTCAACCCTTTCGGGATTTGGGGAGGAAAAAACCAAAATTTGGTTAGAGAATGTCTAAATTATGCTTCCTGTACAGTAGGCTTACTTCCGAAGAAATAACTAGACCACGATTCGTCAGATACACAATCAAAACCCGCCGTGGAATAATCACTTGCATAGAAGGTTTCCTTTGTTTCAGGATCAACTACATTGATTTCGTCCATAAACAGGAAGTTGATAAGAGCAAAAGTGTGTGTTTTACTCTTATAGATTCGATTGGAATAAACCTCATAACCTTCAGGACGAACCATTTTGCCAGATTTGTATTTTGCCGGAACGTAATGAGCCAAAACTTCCTGCCCAGCGGTAAACTTAATATTGCCGCGGTTGACCGGCTTTTCGATTGTTGCGTTCATCCAAGGAGTATTTTTGAAAATAGACATAATATGTAAATTCCTTTCGTTTTTGTTAGTTGAATCCACCTTTGCGATGGTAAAAAATATATTTCCTTGTTTTAACCGGCAGTTGCACTTGCACCACACAGTGCATTGATTGCCGGTACATTCAAAGCAACGGTTTTGAAAATGGCAGTTCCGGTTTGCATAACTTTTGGCGTGCTAACCTCTACAACCTGCCAAATAATATGGTCATCCATAAAATCAATCATTACCTGATTGGAGTTTGCATCAATCCCATAATGGGTCAGCATGTCGTAATTGAGATCATCAGTTCCAAGCAGATTCTTGGCAACCTTATCCAAAAATCCATCTGCATCAGCCCTTACGATACTAGAATAAACCATTCCAGCTTCTTTTTGCATTGCAAACTGTGCACGAATTTTATTTTTGTGAATGCTTCGTACAGAAACATGATGACTTTGCTGTGTAGTTGCGATAACCAAGAACATATTTACACCTCTTTACTGTGAGCTTTTCCCTGCTTTTCTTTTGGATATTTTCTGTAGACAGTTTTCAGATACAACTTAACTTTCAGGATCTGATCTGCAAAGCTATCTGTTTTGTTTACATGAACAGCCCCTGTGTTAATAAGTGTCGCTGCATTGTATAACCAACTTTGCATCTGCTCCGGGTCAATATAAGCCAGACAGAACAATGGAGCATATTTATTTGCCGCTACACGGTCATGCTCAGAAGGGCTATACTGTGTGATACTTTTCAAGAACCTAAGATGCTTTGCTGTGAGGATTGCCGGACGAAGATCCGTTGGATGACTGAGAATTTGCTTGACCGTGATGGTCTGCATTGTCAGCGGCGGTGCTTTAGAAGACATTTGCATTTTCCTTTTCACTTGTACTGTTTTGGTAAACAGGAGGGTTGATTTATCGTAAACAGTTTTGTATAATACAAGAACTGTTTTATACCAAAGAAATCATACCGGATACTGCGTGTTAAGACTGCCATAAAAATGGCTTTGAATCCGGTATGATTGAGCGTTTACCTGCTCGCGGTGCATCTGGAATAGTTTTCAGGCAGTCGCCAGTGCTCTGCCCCGTTTCTTGTCTGGGGGTTTACCACACAAAATACGCTTGGCAAGTTCAACAAGTTCAGCAGAGTAGAATCAAATGAACCGCCAATATAATATATTCGTTTCCAAGGGGATGGAAACGTTGGAGCTAAGTGTGGGACTCGAACCCACAACCTGCCGCTTACAAAACGGCTGCTCTGCCATTGAGCTAACTTAGCTTGAAACCCTGCCAGCCTTTATCGGCAGGGTGATGAAATTGGACTTTTATCAGTTAAAAGTCATCGTATCTATGTATATTATAAGTCTTGTCTTTTTGCATTTATGTAACTACGTTAGTTGAGTACACCTTTGCTGTATGTTTACTCTAGCACAGGTTAATAGACTTGTCAATACCCTGTTTTAAATTATTTTGCAGCCAGAACCTTTTCAGGAATCTTGACCTGCATGTTATGTAGCTTCAACAGGAACTCACGATTCCCATTTGCAACGATACCGGAAAAGATCGTATACACGTTGAGATATTTCGTTTTTGCCGAATTGCAATAAAGGCTTGCGACGCTGGAAAAGACTGTAGGAGAGTTCTCACGCATAATGGGAATCAGAACAGTCTGGATTTTTCTTCCAATCTCTTCATTCGGTTCCTGTTTGGTGCAGCCAGGGTAATAACCCAACACTTCACGCTCATACATCGTGTACAGTGCTTTGATGACAAACTGGCTGAAACCATTCTTCATTTCGTTCCAACCGGCGCGGTAGATGATGGAAAACACCCAATCTAAAGCTTCGGGATCTTCTTCCACAATGGACAGTGCCGCACCAATAGAAGAGATCTGACGAGAATTCAGAACGCCATATTTGTTCATAATCTCGTTCAATTTCATACAATCATCATGCTGGGCAACAATGCCAGCCTTGACTTTTGCATGAGTAGAAACTTTGGTAACATTTTCATCCTGAGACATAAAGAGTTCAGCCTCATTGCGCTGCGTGCAGTTCATAAGAATCTGGCAGTTGACGGCGGACAGGCTTGCTTTCATGGCTGCTTCATATCTGCCCTGCCCATCAATGATGTAAAACGCGCCATCGCTCTTACGATAAGACACCAAAATGACACCAGCCTTGGCCGAATTATATCGGCTTGCAATATCCAAAACCTTAGACCAGCGAGAGCCAGCAATTTCACGCTGATATTCATGATCCACTGCCAGATATTTCACCGGAATGGACACAATCAACTGACCGTTCAGCAGCTTTGCATTTTTCTTAGCCTGGGCCACGATTGCTTCACAGGCGGTAATCTGTTCAATACTAACGGGCTGTTTACGGGAAGATTTAACGGTGTTGTTCATGTTGGTAGTCATAATAATTTCTCCTTTGTCATCAAATGAAAATGTATAAAATTTGTTTATTTATTCATTATTTATACTTCCTGAATGAATAATCGGATAAGCGAGCCTGAAACATTTGTGCATATCGTGGCCGTTCTTACAGCTTTGACTGCTCTTGCATAATATACTTTTGTGCAAACTCTTCTGGAGTCATTCTAAAAATTTCTCGAATTAACCAATCAAGATCTTCGATTTTGTTTTCTTCTGCACTTGAACCATAGTGGTGCCAGCCAATATATCCATCTTTTGTCAGATACAAAACCGGATCAAAGAATGGATATTTGCATTTTGTGAAGTCATACCCGTAGATACGACCATCTTGAAGATTGTTATAAATCTGCTGGAGTGTTGGGTTTGTTTCCATACTTTCCACCCTCTTAATTGATTTTGATTTTGTTAGTGAGAAAATCATCAGTCAGAAACTCACCATGCTGGCCGGTACGTGGAAGATGGTAACGGAGCTTTGCCGGGTTCTCTTCATCAACCCAAAGGCAAACACACGAAGGCCGCTGTGGTCTTGCCCGATGTTCACTTTCACACAGAAGTTCATAAACCATTTCACGCTTGTGAATTTCATCCCAATCTGGAACAAATTCATCGCCAAAGTTATACCCTGCTACCGATCTGTCACTAGCCATTCTGTTGTTTGTGGGCCTATCCGAAAAGACTTTATACCCTGACAGTGGCGGTAGAACTTCAATAGCATCAAATGTTGCACCAATCTTATTAAGAAGGCACAAAATTCCATTCGTTGTATACATCGTCGCTGCACCATGGCGATCAATGCCCAGGCGATGTTTGTTGCAATCATTATCCCCTTTGATGTAATAACAGGCATCTACAAAAAGGTTCTTGAAATAATAATTTGCACCGCAGATCAGTTCAAGATAAATCGCTGCACCCTTATCATTTCGGAATGCTGTGCGAATGCGAGGATTCCCACGAAACTCAGGATCAAGATATTCATTGACATTGAAGCAACCAGCACCCTCAAAGTATAACGTTTTCATTCGATTTCCTCCTATTCTTCTTCACGCAGCAGGCCAAAAAGCTTTCGTCCTGCATATCCCATATCATCGGGATACAATGTAACGGACTTGGATCTGCAATTTCTGCCCACCGTGGCAATCAAATCAATTCCAATACAATGATTGGAAACTTCTTCTGCTGCCTTTTCCAACGTCAGGCCATTCCAATCATTGGGGTCAAACTCGTCAGCGTTTGGAAAACCATTGGCAGCGTCGTCAATAAAATCGCCCGTATTAAAATTGCCATATTCAAAGCCGGTTAAGACCTTGACAACCTTGTCGTTTTCCTTTACGACAGCGGACAAACCGCCACCATTGTCTTCAAAGAAATTCACTTCACGGTACATTATTTTCCCTCCTGGTTTGAAATAGAAATTGCATTTTATGGACTTTTGTTTCACTTGAGGATCAAGCAACTAATGACTTCAATCCCGGCAGTTTGTGCATACATGATTTGTTCCTGGCGCTTTTCGTACCGGGAATCAACGTCAAGAGCCGTAAGAGCTTTGCTTGGATACTTTTCCAAAAAGTCTTCCACCCATGTGCTGTACAGAAGATACAGCTTGTTTTCGTACAAAACCACATTGTGGTATTCTGGAGTTCCCCACAAACCAGCCTGGCGCAAAGTCTTCCAATGGTCATATATAACCCGCATTGGGCAATCTGCCAGCCGATCCGCATGAACGATACCGCATGTTTTGTCATTCTCATTCTTAACGGTAATAGAATGAGCACTGATTTTTACCCGGCGGTTTTCAATCTGGTTGATTGTCATTTTGCTTCCTTCCTATTCTGTTCCCAATGAGATTTTGACAGTGCAGCAAGCACTTCGTTTGCGGTTTTAACCATCTCCTGCAGGGCAATCTCCATGCTTCGGGTTTCAACCGGAAAACGTTCTTCAGGGCTGATTTCCATGCCCTTAGTGTTTTCAACGATATACTTAGTGCCAGAAAGTGCCTGATTCATGGCATCAATCTGCGCTGTTGTTTCCAACAGGTCATCATAAAGATACCCCGTAGGAATATCCGGAATTTCATAACGGGAAAGCTGCCAGACGTGATCTTCATCTTCTTTTCCCTCTGTGCCAGCTCCTTTTGTAATCAGAAACACCCGGATTTTTTTCGCCTCAAAAGCATTCAGAATTTCGCTGACATAATCTTCAAACAACTTGATCTCACTGGATTCCTTTGGAACGGTAAACAAGTGTGTACCATTCCGGCGAGTGATCCAGATCCAAGAACCGGTAAACGCCGCTTTGTTTCCTTCTTCCTGAAGCCTTGCAACATCTAGTGCAAAGTCACCGCGGAACCGGGTCACAAACCCCATTTCTTCCGCCATAGTGTAAAGCAGACTCTCAAAGGTTCCACCGCCATCAAGCCTGTCTGTGTGCTGCAAGGTAAACAAATCAGACATGTGGAATTCATACGGCTTGTTTGCATTCATTTTTGTTTCCTCCCGGTTTCTTTCATGTGATATATTTATCACTTCATTTTGTAAAAAAATATGTACTTTTGTTTCACGCAAAAGTACATGCAATCTTATACATATTACATTGTCAGATACTGCCCCAAGGCGCGTTATCATACACATCGTTATTCGTAACGATGAACGACTTAACAACCCTATCAAAATCCACCAAAGCCAGGTAAAGCGGATCTACCGCGGTAGGCTTATCGGAACACTGATAAATCAGACAATCCAAAAGTTTTACAAGTTTATAGTGCCAGTTGCGGGGATGATCGTGGCCGCTGCCATACTGCCGGATCTGAACCAAAGGCGGAACATCCGGCATCTTGGGAACAATGGGATCATCTTCTTCAATCTTGTACCGGTTGTCATACGCCTTAATATTCAAGGTATACAATTTCCGGTAAATTTTGGCAGAAGAGTAGCAACCGCGAATGTCTTCAAATTCGCAGTCATCCAGTGCATCATAGAGGCTTTGCGGGGCCTCAAAACCAAAGAAGTTATATCCTTCATCCAATACCGTGCGGATAACTTCGGCAAGGGTTGCGTGAGCTTCCTCAGACATTACAAGCACAGACATTTTCGTTTTACCTCCACTTCAGTTGTTAGGATTTGCTTTGCACCTTAATTTCATTCAAAACGCAAAGAGCCAGGGCCAGAACGGCCAGGATTCCGGTTACTACCGGAAAAGCGTTTACAAGGGCAGGCAGGCCACAAATAACGCTTGGGATTATGGCAGCAAACAGCGCCATTTTAATGATTTTCACAAGGATTTTAGCCATTTTCGTTTCCTTCCTGCCCTATTTTTGGGCATAAAAATAGCGCCCTGAATAATTTCAGGACGCGGCGGATCTAGTATTCGGTTTACTTAGATTACTGGGCTTGAGACGGGTTTTTACCGCTTGCACCCTTGACAATATACAAAGTGTGTGCAAGGGCGGTTTCACTCAGATCGTCAACACGGTCGGTCAAGCGGTCAATCCGTTCATTGGTTGCATTGACGGCTTCAATGGTCATGTCAAGCTTCTTTTCCACATGACTTTCAATATATGTCATCATGCGGGTTTCGCTGCCATGAATTGCGGATTCCATAGCCTGATGTGTGCGAAGTTCAGACGCTTCAATAGCGGCGGTCATACGAGCTTCACTTGCAGCGACAGCAGAATTCACTTCTTCATGAATCATCTGCCGTAACATCTCAATTTCATTTTTGTCCAAAGCAAACACCTTCCTTTTCAATCAAAATCAATCATGCGGGTTTTACGGAATCAACCGTAATACCGTTGTTATACAGATAATCAGGGCCGATATCAATTTCACCATCATTCCATGCCACTGTGCCAAAGTCAATATACACTTGGTTAAACACAGCAACGTCTTGCAATGGTCGGAACGCTGGTTCGTTCAAGAGCGGGGTAAAATCAAACTCTTTTGCGGTTCCATCATTAAACCGGAGCCACAAATGATGATTTGCCAAAGGACGCACACCACACACTTTAATTTGCGGGTGCGAATCGTTTGCATATGCAATGTCGTCAATGATATACATTGAACCCCTCCTTTACTTCAAAGGATCAATCTTACTGAACGGAATATTCCGCACAGCGTTGTTCCATGCCTGATACAGTTCATCTTCATGAATGACAGCCCAGGCTTGTACAAGCTTAAGCTGTTTTACAGGAAGAGAACCGGCCAAAAGTTCCCCATCAATACCGATAGAGGCTTCATAGCCATTATAATACACATGGAAATGCGGCTTGTGGTGCTGGTCATTGTCGCTGAAAATCATTTTCAGTACAATGCCGTAAAAACGGCAAAGTTCTGGCAACAAATTCACTTCCCTTCTAATCATTCCAAATCAATCATGCCGGTTGCTGATTTGCAGCCGGTTTACTGTCAATATAGCAAGTATCTAGATCAAGATCAACGCGATTTGTCCAAAATACATTACTGTCCAATGCCGGGTTTTTGTCCCAGCATACGGAATGTGTTTCATCCACGTAAACGCGAAGAAAAGCTTCCGGGTCAGTCAAGAATTCAAACACCGTTCCGGGTTGAATCAGCGGTTTTACATTATAGATCCGCTTTTCCCCGCCCTCATAGGTAAGCAAAAGCCTATAGTCCGTAAGGGGAAAAGCGTCCAGAAGAGTTTTTGGCCCGGCGGCAAAGTATTCTGCAGCCTTTTGGTCATAACCAGCGGCCAGAAAATCGGCCACAGTTTTCAGCATAGAATTCACCTCCAGATCATCCCCGGAAACGGAGATTATTTCATTGGATCGATTTCCGTTTATTGTATTATATCATACTTGCGTTTATTACTCAAGTATGATATCATTTTGACAGCTTGCGCCGTCATGGTAGCAGGATACTTTTCTTCCCCCAGCCTGCTAACTCTGGGCTTACAGCGTGGCAATCCGGGTGCAATCAATGGCTTGTGCGTTGGGATACAGGGTTTCAGCGATGGATTCATTTTCAGAATCAAAAGCCAGGGCACGCTTGCAGCGGTCACGTAGCAAGTCAAGAACCCTGTTTTCCGCGCCGCCATTTGAATACGCGGGAACAATGCTCTTAAACAGGGCACCACTGGAAAGCTGGAAACGGACTTCAAACAATTTCATTTCAAACATAGTTATACCTCATTTCATTGTTTACGATAAAAGTTCCTTTGGAAAATGGCGGTGGGCTGCTTTCTTCCCCTGGCCCACCAACTCCAGGCTTGTCAAATCGGGATACCGGGAACGCTTGCAAGACTTATTCCTTTTCAGTCTTGTAAACGGCGGCCTTGGATTCCGTTGCATAGTTGCCATTGTTAGTGCGGGTTTTCACCGTCACGAAAATGGACTGGAGAAGTTTCTTTTCAGTCATCACGATGACCTTGCCGGTGTGGTCAGAATCCTCTTTTACAGAGGATACAGCGGTAAGCAGATAGCCAACATCTGCTTTGCTCATAGCCGGAACGAGTTCTTCCGGGATGATTGCGGCAACCAGGGCACGCAGCTGTGCCTTCAGCTTTTCCTTGCCGCAGCCGTCAAAGCCATATTCGGCTTTTGCTTTTTCGCCGCAATACGTTGCGGTGGGCTTCAGAGCCTGCAGGGTGTTGTTTTGGGCGTTGTTCAGCTGGAGATTATCCAGGAACATACCCAAGAAGAGTTCCCACTTGGAATCACTGCCAAGGGTTACAGTTTTGTTGGGCAGAGGGTTGCCGTTGGAATCCGTTTCCTTGGATTCACGCAGCTGGAAAGCCTTATCCAGCTCCAGGAAAGAAAGAGTGCGGGAAGAATCGCGGGAAACCCATTTCCCGGTATCCTTGTCAACAGCAAGAACCGGGAAAGTGTACGCGGGGTTCTGGATGAATTCCGTAAACATGGGGCCGCGGGCCATACCCAAAAGTTCAGCGGCCTTTTCATTGCGGGCTTTAATCCGCAATGCCTTCAGGCGGGTTTCGCAATACTTGCCGGTGCGCGGGTCAGCATTGCGAATGGCTGCCAGGTCTTCTCCGGTCAAGTTGTTGACCGTTTCCAGGTCAGCGGCGGACAAGCTAGAGAAAGAATTTTCGCCGTTAGTGGCAAATGCGATGACAGCGGACAGAATGTTTTCATTGATAACGTTTTTCATGGTTTTTACCTCCAGATTTTTTGTTTTGATTTTTTTTACAAGCGTTTTTTGTGCGCTTATCTTTACAAGTAAAGCATTTTGTGGTATACTTTACTTGTGTAGATAAACGCACAAAAGGGTTTAATCTTTTGTGCGCTTGCATATGGCTTTGGTAGAGCCATAATTAAAACATCTTGTGTTATGCACTCAAATCCGTACTGAAAGATAGAATATTGGTAGTTTATTCGTCCAATACTCACGCTAGTTTTGAAATGTGTTGGTAGTATCCAACTATGTACCATCAAAACCTTTTGATAACATCCAACAAAATGTGTTACCGGAAAGTTTCAAAACGTTAAAACACTTGCAATCAAAACTAAATATCGTTTTTTGATTGTTTTACCTGTATCCAACAAAATGTACAGTCAAGTGTTTTTGTTCCCATTTCAGCGTTAAGACTCTTTTACCAATTCGCAGAATGCAAAAAGGTAGTACATGCAATAGTTTTGACCTGTGGCGCAATGAAGCTGTTTTGTGTCCCTTTTCCGCTTTCACGGAAAATTTCTATTTCGGGGATAATCTTGCAGAACAACCATTCAAATCATCCCTTACTTCCCTGCAGGCCAGCGCTTGCTATTGCAACGCTTTTTTCGGGACGCCGCACTATATGGTAAAAATCTTAAATTGTCACGGTGTTGTATAGGCTATTTACAACACTTTAAGGCTTTTACCAAAACGGCACGATATCAAGTTAAAGTTTGAGCGCAACGCGATGAACGCATTGACTTGCTAACTCTTTATACCACGATGAACGCAATAGAAAGAATCAAACTTTTAACTTGCTATCTAGTATTCAATTTTCAAAGTGCTTTACTTGCAAAAGCAAGTAACCAAAGTTTACCCCGCTAATAGCATAACAGGGGGACGCACCCGGCGGCGTTGAAACAACTTTGCAATTAGTTATATGGAATAATTCCATATATCCAGCCCCGCGACGTGGACGCTTGCAAAATGGGGCCATATTTTTTAAGGGTGAAAAAATGACTTTTGGGGAATACTTAAAAGAATCACGAATTGAAAAAGGATTGACGCAAAAACAGGCGGCCAAATTATGCGGTATGCCTGAAACACAATATCAGGGATATGAACAAGGACGCTACACTAAACCAGGGTTTGAAACAATGGTTAAATTGGCACATGGTATTGGCTTTTCTTTGGATGATTGTGCACAACGTATTTTCGCGTTGTGATTATAGCTGCAGTATAGCACCGTGTTTTCGCGTTGTCAATACTTTTTGAAAAAAATATTTTTTGTATAGTAAAGAGGTTGTAAACAGGCACAGACTTGCATGCACATGTACAAGCAGTATCTGTTTTCCCTATTCTGGAGTCATCAAATAGCGCCGCATTCTATAGCTTCGTCATAGCTAACATATGTAACGCCGTCGACCTCAAAATAGTCGCCGTCCACAAACATTTACTTTTTTACACCTCTTTTCTATATCCCGTGTTTGATGGAAGCAAGCGCGGGATTTTTTGGATTTAATCGCGGTGAATAACTTTTTGTTGTTGTTCCCGCGACTATGGCTATAGTATAGCAGGGATATGTATTCATGTACATGCACAAAACACGCAACTTGGAAAAACTAAAAAAACAACGATAATGTGTAAAATATTGTGTGTAATGGATATGAATACATGTCCTTTTGTTTCGATAGCAAAAGGAGATAAATAGTATACATTATGGGTAAACGTGCATTGACCCCGGCACGGAAGGCTGCAAATTCTCGATATATCGCTGAAAAAACAGAAACTATACAAGCGCATTTACCAAAAGGGTACAATGATAAATTGAATAAAATTGCAGAAAAGCGCGGATGTAGTAAAGCACAAGTGCTAAAAAATATGATAGATACAACATATTCTAGTGAATTTGATAATGAATAGCAATATATAGGTGTGTCCCCTGTTTCTATCCTGGTTTTTTGCTTATAAAGTATTATAATATTTATATATTATATATTTATATTTATATATTATATATAATACATTATAAGGCGCGGAAAAAATGATTCTATCCCCTGCAGCGGATCTGCAGGGGATCTGCAGGGGATCTGAAATAAATTCTGTAATATTACAGATTTCTGTAACTGTAAAGTAAAATTACTTTACATCAGACCGAACTATGTTAAAGAAATAACAGTTTGAATTGAAACTGTTTGAATTCAAACAAATATATTGATGCTCGGCCCTATGCTCTGTAGATCCACCTATAAACTAATAAACAATACTATATTTTACCCCGATATGAATACCGCTTTTTGGTATAATGCGGTATTTATACCGGGGTTGTTTTTCATTTTTTCATTGCATCCAGACCGCAGAATTTCCAGGGGTAAGACTATATCACTCATCCTCTCGTGATACACTTTCCGTAACCCAAATCTTCTTCCAAGTCCCTTTCCCATCCCATGAAATAAATCGCATTAACGTTATAATTTCCTTTAATTCCTTTTCTGATTTTCTCTCTAATCCCTATCATTTTCCTTCTTTCATCCCCAATCCATCTCCAATTCACTTCCCTTTAATCCTCATTTTCCCTCATTTCTATTTCAAATAGCCCGCAATCATATCAGCATAAATCAGTAAATTTTCTCACAGAATACAGATTAAGCTTAAATCATTATTGCTTCACTTCCCTCTCTGGACAGCATTTCCTCACCGGATCGCATTCCCAAAATAGCTTTTTCCAATCCTTTTAGCAATTCAATACTTAATTTTCAATAATCAACGCTCTTATGTAATTTTCTCGAAATTAAGTTTTCGGTAAATGCTTCGGAACGTTGATTTTATTTTTTCGGAAAAGTAAGCATCTATCAATTATAAACCATATAATTAAATAACGCATTAACGTAATATTTTTAGCATTTTCTATGAATTACAATTTTGTCAAATCCGTCAATTTCAATGGAAAAGTAAACGTTGAAGCTATCGCTGCTACAATCCAGATCCCAAATACAGTCATATATGGTCATAAATCAAGCAAAATAGTATCGTTATATCGTGTATTTCTCCGAAGGAATCACAGATATAAGAATTTATAAAGCCATTTTTGGGTTGCTTGCAGCGGCAATTTGCAATAAATAACGAATTATCGTTCATTATTTGGAAAACCGATTTTTGGGGCAAAATTCTGTTTCAGATGGGGGCGTTAGCCCCCTTCCCGGCGATAGCCGGGAAAAGCTCCATTGTCGAATACCGAGCGTTAGCGAGGTATGAGTGCAATGGAGGTTGACGGTTCTAGTTCTGAAGTTGGCGTTAGCCAACGAAGAACTACTGTAGTATTTTATTTTTAAAAGTGTCTTTAAAACCTTGCTTTTTTATTCTCACCATGCTACTATAGAGCAAAGGTGAACTCAACTAATACATTTTGCGGGATCGCTGATTACAGATTGCATATTTATAGTCCCTTTTATTGTATTTCTTCGTTTTTTGATTTTTTGATTTGCGGGAATACGTATCTATTATTTTCTCTTTTTATTTATATTCTTGCAAGTTTTTAACTCTGTTCTATTATGTTTTTTATTACCAAGGTGGTAATAAATATATATATTCTCTTGGTATATGTGATACAATTTATTATTTAAGCAAGAAAGGTTCAATTCTATGAAAGACACTCCCGAAAAAGAAGCTTATATCCTAGTGTATAACAACGATTTCAATGAAGCTTATGACAATCATTTGACTGCTATGGATGCTTTTGTTTATGTCTCTATGAAATTGATGGCCGGAAACCCTCATTTCTTTGGCCGCCTATATGCAACCGCTGATTCTATTTCTTCCTTTTCCTTTGGTGTTGGACTTAATGATGTTTCTCAAAGCTTTATAAGAGAATTGCGGCTTAGCATGAAGCGTATTTCTGAGAATGGGTATATACCCTACGAGCTTACTTCAAGTAAAGAACCATTTCGCCATGTTTACAACATTGGGATTGTTTGGGAAAAGGATAGTAAGGCAAAAGATAATTGGGAAAATGAGAGATATACGTTGGTCCCCGTTTCTGCCTGTAAGAAAATCTTTACAGCATTTGGGCTTTCAGAAATCATGAAAGTGAGAGTATTGTATTTTTATATTAAACTTTCATCTTTGATTGTTTACAAAACTGGTTTATGTACATACTCTTTAGATACGATTGCGGAAAAAACAAATTTGAGTATTATGACAGTTCAAGATTATATTCGCGTTCTTGAAACTTACAAAGTTCTTGCCGTATATCATATGGGGAAAAACATTAACCAGTATGCCAATTATCCATCAAACGTTCTTGGGCAATATTATAACAAAGAACGTGTTCTTGCATCTGGGCAGGCAATTTACGAAGATTTTTGTTCCAAATATCGTCTTGACAAAGATGGAACCAAAAAGAGTAAGAAAGCATCCGCTTAAAAATTTTTTTGCTCAAGCAAAGATGCACTTGACTAACAGTCCAACTATCATGCAAGGAGATGATTATATGCCGCCGTAATACCCTATACGGGAGAATCTTATTTGATCCCGTTAAGCCAGAAGTTCCCATATAAGAGCAGAAAGGATTTGACGATTATGAAAAACAATATCAGCTATATGAAGATCAAAAGGAGTTTATCCAATGAACAAGAACTTGGAAGCCACCCGTGCTTGGTACGAAGAACATAACCTGCTGGAAGAATTTTATAAGAAATATGTCTGTGTTGATTGCCGTTACCGCGATGCTTGTACAGGGGTAAATGGTGAAATGCGGATGGGTTGCGACAACTTTGAAAAGCGCCATACCACCAAGACGGCACAAAGTGCCTGGAATGAAATGAGCTTTAGAAGATACCCTGCTCGTGGAACGCTGACACAGCCGCAGCGTTATCGCCGGGAATGTGGGGAGGCGTGAGCGTTGCCTAAGCAGCAGACATGCCAGATTTTTATTTATAAGATTAACAGCCAACGGCTGGCGGAAGCAAAATGGAATTTAACCTTGCCACTTGAAGAAGCCCGCCGCAATGAAGAGATTGTCCCGCTTGCCAGCAGCCAGCAGTTACGCTGGATTGATGCCTTGAACAATATGGTAAATCAGGAAGCCAAAGCAAAAGCTGTGAAGCGGCGGATCAAGGATTTGCGGCATGAAGAGAATTCCCCCGAAAATAGACGGGAGATCCGTCAGTTATATCAGCAGTTAGATAAAATACAGTTTAAGCCTGATTATGTAACGGTGGTGATCCACAATAAAAGAGATTACCGCCGTGCCCGCAAAGGTTTTTACATAAACGGTGTACGTTATGAACGCCTTCTTGGGACCACGGGTGGTGTAAAAAACAATACCATCGTATTTGTAAACAGCCGGTTGGTAAATGAATTACGCAAACGGATTAACAATGGCCGGAACCCTGACCAAGAATTTATTCCCGCTAAGTTGGAAGCCTACCGTGCGTTGACTTGTTCTGCATCCATTCCTGTAACAGAGCCGGATGGTATCTTGGTTGTAAATGATTGTCTGACTCACTTCAAGGACGATGTGATCTTGATTGATGACAGTAACGATGGCGAGCCTGAAATGACCCACATCAAGGATTATGATTGTGAACTAAATGCCAGTGATGGTTTTGGGCTGATGAGTTATGAACTTGCACAGCAATGGAGTGAAGACTTACAGCTTGAAAAGACTATGAGTGGCTGCTGCATTCGTAATGCTTTTTGCAAGGGGATGGTTTTCCCCTTCCCTTTCCGTGAGTTTGCCAAGAAGGTTGCCAAGAAGAATATGGTCCTTGATGCCTGGGGCACTTGGCGAGATATCCACCGTGTTCAGTTAGTTCTCACCACCTCTATGTTAAAGCTGTGGGATTCTTATGACAGTCTGGAAGACTACATGGATAACTGCCATGAAAATGGATACACATTTGCCGTAACAAAGACCTGTGAATTGGAACTGGAGAATGAACGCAATTTGAATTACCAGTTCATCCAGAGCTACCGCTTGACAGATGAGCAGATCCGAGAATTGATAAAACCGACTGTTGATGAATTTAAGGCTGTTCTCGGAGGGAATTGGGAAGATGCCATATTGTTCTTGCGTGGGCCGCGGATGCGGGCAGAGCCTGGATACATTAAAGGGTTGGCAGATGATTATGTCAAAGCCTTGATGATTGAACCAGAACTAATCAATGACCGTTATGTCCAAGAACATATTTATCGGATGCTTCGCAAGAAGATTGACAGAGCAAAGACTGGTGTTTTGAAAGTACACGGCAATTTCCAAGTATTGAGTGGTGATCCATATGCACTGTGCCAAAGCATGTATGGTTTGGAGGTTACGGGGCTATTAACCGCCGGGCAGTTTTACAGCAAATATTGGATTGACTGTGGCGTTGACAAGGTTGTGTGTTATCGTGCCCCTATGAGCTGCCATAATAACATCCGGGTGATGGCTGTAAATAAAAGCGATGAATGCCAGTATTGGTACAGATATATGAAGACAGTATCTATTTTGAATGCCTGGGACAATACTTGCGCTGCGCTGAATGGAGCCGACTTTGATGGCGACTTAATGTTCAGTACAGACAACCGCGTACTTTTGGAAAATACTAGAGCCACACCACCCATTTTGTGCATCCAAAAGAAGGGGGAAAAGAAAGTTCCTTCTGAAGATGATTTTGTAGAATCTAACATGAATGGATTTGGAGACTCGATTGGTAAAATTACAAATAGAATCACTACAATGTTTGATGTACAAAGTCGTTTTGAAGTGGGTAGCCGAGAATTTGAAACTCTTGAATATCGGATCTGCTGCGGCCAGTTATTCCAACAGAACTCTATAGACCGGATAAAAGGGGTTAAGTCCAAGCCCATGCCAAAAAGTTGGTACGATTACTCTGCTTGCAAAATTGAAGATGGTGATGATCCCGACACTATTGCTGACAAGCAGTTTAACATGCGGATATTGGCAAACAAGAAACCATACTTCATGAGCTATATTTACCCTGAACAGATCCGTGGATATAAGAAATATATGAATGCCATCCGCCGCAAAACAGTACGGGAAATGAGTGATGACGCCCAGGATATTTTGGCAAAGCCAGAAGAAGAACGTACAGAATATGAAAACACTTTCATCCAGTATTACTTGTTCAAGAATCCAGTTGGTATGAACTTGTGTACAATGAACCGGATCTGCTGGATGATTGAAGAAGAAATGGATGGGTATTTGAAACACCTGCGCCATGATGATGTGCTTGATTATGATGCCATCAAGAGTGGTAAAGAGTATAGTCTTTCTACTTACTATGCTACAAGAAAGGTATTCTTGGAAGCTGTTGATTGTGCCAAGCGAAAGCAAAAAGAACTCGCCACCAGTAAAGTAAGTACAAACAGCGATTATGATTATTCCAGACATTATGCAATGTATCTTGATGAGCTGCGCCGCGAATTGCTTGAAAAGTGTTCTGATGACGATATGCTCTATGATATTTTAATTGATGTTTGCAAACGTAGCAACGCTTCCCGTGAGTTGATTTGGAAATTGTTTGGGGACAAGATTGTAAATTATCTACTCAATAAACATGGCAATAAAATTTATGTAATTGTAAAAGATCCCGCCGGGGATGTTGCATATTGCGGAGATCGATATAAGACTATTGCTGTTGATATGAATGAGGCTGTACATAATGAAACTGGTGATGAATGAAATTGAGCTTGTTGAAGATTTGATTGAAAAGAAAGGGTTGGGATATGACATGACGCGCCAGGTCCCAACCTATTTGGCAAAATATTATTTTCACCAAGGATACAACCGTAAGGATGTATACGACAAGATTAACATGTTTATGCTGGCTAATTGTCCGGGGTACAATGCAGTACTTTGCCGGGAAATGGTTGATAAGAGTATTTCGTATGCAGAAAAGCATCCTATTGTATGTGTTGATGGGATTTCTGTTACTGAAAATGAAATTGAAAAGATTTGTGCCTTGCCAGCAAAGCGTATGCGCCGGGTAATGTTTGCTTACCTGTGTATTGCCAAGTTCAACTATTTGGTAAATGAAAAAACAAACTACTGGGTAGGTACTGATGACAAGGATGTATTTAGACTTGCTGATGTAAAGCTGAGTGAATACAATCGGGATCTAATGCTCCATGAGCTACATAAACTTGGATATCTTGGATTTAGCCGTGCTATTGATAATTTGAATGTACAGGTTTTGATTGTAGACAATGAATCTACTCCTGTTCTGTTTGTAAAGAGTTTTGATGACATTGGAGCACAATGGGAAATGTTTTGTGGTGAAAGCTATGTTCCTTGTGTCCGCTGCGGGAAATATATAAAAAAGACGGGAAACCGTAAGAAATATTGCCATAAATGTGCCCGATTGGTAAACATCGAAAAGACAACTGAAAGAAAAAGTAAAAAGGTTTGAAATAGAAATTCAAAAAATTGCCATTTTCAAGCGATACAACGATTAAAAATCAGCATTTTGAAAAAGTTGTCTCTGCGATAATATGGGGGGATAAGGACAAGACAATTCTTTACTCCCCTAATATTATTGAAAAGGATGAACAAAATCCGTGATTGAAATTACCGTAAACGAAGCCAAAATTGTACGAAAGCATTATCCGTGTGCATGTATTGCCAAAACCAAGAACAAGCGATATCTGGAAGAGAGTGCCCGATACCTGTGTTTGCTGCCCAACAATCTGCAGGCTGTAAATGCCCTTAATGAGATTCGTAAAGAAACTGAACGTAGAAAGCGTTATTATGGTGCACAGGAGGTAATGTAATTGTGGCACAGGTAAAAAAGGCCGTTAGCTTTAAGAATGCAGTGATCAATATGGATGACCATACGATTACTGAGTTTGGGAAAGACGATACTAAGGTTTACCGTCTTGGCGATATACTGAGAGATTGGCATAATGTAGAGGGTGTTACTTTCACTATTCAGCAGACTGAGGAACTCCCTGCTATGAACGATCAAGAGGATGACTGTTGATGCCCGTGGAATATAAGATTTTGCGGGATGAAGATCCTATTGCATTTCAGTACCGTGTAAGCAAAGACAAAGATTTGATTGGCACATGGCAAGATGTTGCAGATATTTGTAATCGTGAATTGGGGTACGAATATAGCGAAAGCAAATACCGGAAAGACTTTGCCGCTTTCACAAAGTTGTTTAATGCCAATCAGAATAAGCTTGTTGATGCTGATGATCGGATGCGAGAGGTAGAGCAGCGAGAGTTTGAGCTAAGAAAGAGTGCTCAGAAATTTTATGATCAGCGGCGTGAGTTTAATAAAATTGCTGCTAAGGAAGCGCGGGCGGAACACTTGGAAGATGTGCTTGCAAAATGCGCAGAAAAATTGTGTGAGACTGCTCCCCTGTTGTCAGAAGAAAAATATACTGAAACTTCCGATGGTGTTGAAGCTGTTGTATTTTTGGCTGACTGGCATTATGGAATGGTAACGGACAATGTATTTAATCGTTATAATACCAAGATTTGCAAACAGCGCGTACAGGATCTGACCAATAAAGTGATTGAACGCTTAAAGTTGCATAAGCCACAAAAGCTCCATGTTGTTTGCCTTGGTGATGCTTGCCATGGCGGAATTCATGTGAGTGCAAGAGTTGAAAGCGAAGAAGCTGTATGTGACCAGCTGATGAATGTATCTGAATTGATGGCAGAAGCTATTTATCGCATGAGCTGCTATGTGCCTTATACCACCGTATATCATACATACGGAAACCATTTACGGACGATTCAGAATAAAAACGATAGTGTACACGCTGATAACATGGAAAAACTGATTGGCTGGTGGATGAAAGAACGCTTTGCCAACATTGGTAATATCTGTGTTGAAGACAGCGAGTATTATGAATTTATTAAGCTAACTGTTTGTGGGTACAATATTTGCTGTACACATGGTGATCTTGATAGTATTAGAAATATCGGGGCCACGCTGAACACTATTTTCAGTAAAATATACCACGAAACGATTGACTATACGGTGACAGCTGACAAGCATCATATTGAAGAATTCGATAGTCTTGGTATCGAAAATACTATTGTGCCTGCCTTGTGTGGCACTGATGGTTATGCAAACCAGCACCGTCTATATGCCAATGCTGGACAGACCATGATGATCTTTAATCAGGATGGCAAGGATGCTACTTATAACATCCGCTTGAAATAATGACATTATCTTTTAGCTGATATTTACTAAATTGCCGCGGCGGCGGCAGCCAACATTTAGTTGGCAAACTCCCTTTTATAGCGTGTTTGCAAGGGACGGCAGGCACGCTATTTATTTTTCTTATGTTTTATAGTTGGCAACAAGAGCTGGATGCACTGCCTGGGTTCATATCCCAGGATTAGGTAGGTTCGATTCCTGCGCCAGCAACCAACATGGACGTTCTTTAACGTCCATCATTTTACCTCCTTTGAGGCAAGGTGTATTTCGCCTTGCCTATATTATGACTATCCCCGCCGAGCCTATGGATGTGATTTGCATTTATGCGCAACCTGGCGGGTATTTTGTTTTTAGTCTGTCTCTTTTTGAATTTTGAGACAGACTTTTTATTTTTCTGGTCAGGTGGCAGAGTTTGGCTGATTGCGCTCCCCTGCTAAGGGAGTGTTCCGATACAAAGGAACCGTAGGTTCAAATCCTATCCTGACCGCCATTATTATTTGAAAGTTGAGGTTTTTGCATGGCTAGAAAAGCAAAGGTACTGGAAGCTGGAACGGATACGGCCAGTGCAAAGCTTTACAAATGTTTAAGATGCTCTAAAGAATACGAAAATCCGATTGGTCATTTTTATAAGATTGTGCACTCTCCGCTATATAAGGCAAACGACTGCTATGCTCCGCTGTGCAAAGATTGTGTAAATGAGCTATTTCAAGAATTCGCACGCAGATATAGTAGCGAAAAAACCGCTTGCATTTTGATGTGCCATCTGTTGGATATTCCATTTTACCACAGTTTGTTTGATTCTATTATATCAAACAATAACACATTCAGTCCTGGTCTATACCTGAGAATTATTAACGGCAAACAGTATCAATATCAAAATTTTAGCACTACCCTTGTAAGCAACGAGTTAAACAAAACAGAAGTTGATATCCGTGACCAGAAAGAAGACAAGTGGACAGCTGCTGAAATTAGGGTAAAAAATGAGGTCATAAAAATTGTGGGGCATGATCCATTTGATGGGTATGATAGCGATGACCGCAGATATTTGTTTGGTGAATTTTCTAAATACCTTGATGATGATTTGGCAGAAGACCCATTTAAGATGTCACAGGTAATCCAGATTATAAACAATAATAACCAGATCCGAAAATATGATCTCTTAATCTCCAAGATGAACCCTGTTACATCCAAGGATGATATTAAGGTTCTGAATGAGATGAAGACAAAGCTTGTGGCAAGTAACGATAAAATTGCGAAAGAGAATGAAATCTCTGTAAAGAACCGTTCCAATAAGGCTGCTGGCCGGAATACATTGACCTTCCTTATGAAAGATTTGAGAGAGAAGGACTTCAAAAAGGCCGAGGCCAATTTCTATGATCAGCTGCGCTCAGAGGGCACGCAATGGGCAGCCAATATGAGTTTGAAAGCAATCAAGGAAAATACCTTCTTTGATGAAAACGATGAAAAAGAAGTTTTTGATATCCAAAGAGGCTTGATTGATAAATTCCAGGCTGAAAGTGACGAATACAAAGAAAAATACCGGTTAGCTTTGGTTGAAGTAGAAGAATTGAAGAAGCAGTTGGACGGAAACGATGGCTAACCGAAAATATGTAATGACGGATATTAAGCGCAATGCATGTGAGTGCGATGCCGAAACCATTGCGTTTTACAGACGAAATCCTGTAATTGCGTGCCGTGATTTGCTTGGTATCCAGTTATTTGATGCCCAGGCATACATGCTTGAACAGAGCTGGAATGCACAACATGTGCTTTGGGCCTGCAGCCGAAATTTTGGTAAGTCTTTTGTTGGTGCAATTTTCATGATATTGAAGGCACTGCTTTATGAGAACCAGGCGATTTATATTGTTTCTTCCGTTGGTGATCAGAGTAAAGAAACCTTCACTAAGATTGAGGAAATTGTTACCCGCATTGGTAAGACGAGTGCTTCTATCCGTTCCCTGAAGGATATCGCTGAAAACGAGACTGTCAAAACACCTACAAACAAAACTGGATTTTCCCATAATCCCGCTGGGTATTCTGTAGCTTTTTATAATGGCAGTGAAATTTTTACGCTGAACAGTAATCCCGACAGTGCAAGAAGTAGGCGTGCCACCCTTGTGTTCTTTGATGAAGCCGCATTCTGTGCAGACGAATTGATCACAGTTTGTGAAGCATTTGCAACCCAGAATACAGACTTTGTTACTGACACCAGTAATTCTTATAATCCTGATACTGAGCCGCGGCGTGTGCCAACGCAGTTGGTTTATGCTTCCAGTCAGGATAACATGGATAAGATTTTTTATAAGCATTATAAGAATTTTGCAAAGCGTATGATTGCCGGTGATAGAGACTATTTTGCTTGTGATATGATTTGTGACGTTGCAATCAAGGTTTATATGCAAGGAAAGCCATACAAGCCCCTGCTGACGCAGGATAAAGTTGACGCAGCTATGAAGGTAAATAGGCAAAAGGCAATGCGTGAATACTATAATCGTCCAACAATGGATGGTGGTGCTGGTCAAATTGTAAAGTGGGCAACGATTCGTCGAAATGAACGCAATATTTTACCACAAGTTTATGGTGATGGCAAAAGCCAGTATGCGCTGGCATTTGACCCTGCACGAACGATTGATAACAGTATTGTTGGTTGTATGCGACTTTATAAAGATGATACTTTTGGTATGTGTGGGGATATTGTGTTTGTAGAAAATATGGTTGACACTGCAAGCCGTAAAAAGTATAAACTTGACTCCACTAGACAAATTGAAGAACTGCGTGAAATTATTTTACGTTTTAATGGCAACGCACCTGATTATGAATTTATAGACACAATTAGTATTGATCAGGGTGCTGGTGGTGGTGGTACTTCTACTTATGCTGATAATTTGCTGGCGAATTGGAAGGATAAGTCAGGTTATGAACACCGTGGGCTAATTGATGCAAAGCACCCCATTTACGAGGGGTATGCGGATCGTTATCCCGATGCCGTGGATAAAGTGCGTTTGATTAGTCCCAAAAAATACCGGACACAAATGGTGGAAGAGTTTATTACCCTAATGGATTTGGGGGTAATACGCTTCCCTCTTGAATGGAATGGAAATGATTTTGTTCAAGTGGTAACAGGGGTTGATAAAACTACTGGGCAAGAAACAATGGATGTCCACGAATTAAGCCTTGAAGAACAGGCCGCATGGCAAAATATTGATTTAATGAAAACAGAGGTTACTTCTATCCACAAATCAACAAACCCAGAAAACACCACCGTAACTTATGCTCTGGCAAAAGAGCTTGAAAACAAAATGCACGATGACCGATTCTATGTTGCTATTTTGCTTGCTCATAGGCTATTTGAACTTAGGCGAAATGCTACTGTGCGGCAGCGGTCAGAAAGTGATGATGTTTTACCGCCAAATTGTATAACAAGTATTGATTTTTAAGGATGTGATGCAGGTATGGAAAATAATGAAAATTTTGATGTAATAGTTGCATCAAGTCCAGATGAAGAAACTGTTATTTTAACGGCAGATCAGCTTGCCAATAATAGAATGGATGAAATTCTGCGCAGTGTAGTCGCAACTTACGATCCTGAGAATAAACAGTTTAGTGCGTTTTTGAGTGATAAAAATAGTTCTGAAACTTTGACTGTTGATCGAATTGATGAATTGGCAAAGAATCCACAGACGTCACTTGACAATCTATTGACAATCAATGCTTGTATCCAAACGTATATCAATAAAGATGATTTGATTGGTATTACCTTTGATGCAATCGAGGCAAATGTAAATACCGAATTCAAATGTTCTTATAAAAAGTATCCAGAGCAAAGAAATAAAACAAAAGCTGTTGAAAATGCACGCGCCATTGTTGATGACTTCTTTGAACAGATTGATGCCAAGAAAATTATAAGAACTGCAATTCCTATTACCTTTGCAGAAGGGAATTATATTATGTGCTTGCGCCACAAGGATGAAAACTGGATTGTTGACTATTATCCTCTTGGCGTTGCAGAAATTAGTGATTATACATCTAATGGGCGGCCCATTGTTTTGATTAACATACAAAAGCTGAAAAACGCTTTGAGTAAAACAATGCTGAAAGACAAAAAACGACGGCCATTGTTCTTTAATACCCAAGACGAAGAGGTTGAAGCAAACTATCCGCCTGAAGTGTATGAGGCATACAAGAATAATGACACCTACGCAAAACTGGATGTTGATATGACTGGTGTTTTGCGTATTGGCAATATAGGCCGGAAATATGGTGTATCCCCATTTTTGCGTGCTTTGAAGCCTGCTTTGATGCTTGAAACATTTGATACTGCTGACCGTACAAATGCTAAGGCAAGAAACAAGAAAATCATTGTTCAGTATTTGAATGAGAAAATCCTTGGCAGTAATTGTGAAAGAAATGGTTATGCACAGCAGCTTGTTGCACATAACAATTTGCTTAGTGCCTGGAAACAAAGCACGGTTGTTGTTACTCCACCTGCCTATGTTAAGAGTATCGAGTACGTAGAGCCAAAAGTTGAAATGACCAATATTGATACAGTGCGCCAGTACAGAAACCGTGAAATGGCGGCGCTTGGTATCAGCTTTATGAACTCTGATGGTACACAAACTGTTTCGACTGCAAATATTAGCCTTGGGCAGTTAATGAAAAATATTGATAAGATTTGTGAACAGTTGGAAAGTGTATTCAAAGATTGGGCTATGCTTGTTTTGCGGGAAAATAATGTTGATGCAGAGTATTGTCCTGATATTAAGATATCTGCATCTGAGATGATGAGCATGGATACACCTACACAAGATGATATTAACCTGCTTTATCAACGGCACAAAAAATTGTATTCCAAGGTCAATTTACTTAACAGTGATTTTAGAACGATTGATTCTTTGGAAGGTGTTCTTACAAATGGAACATTGACTATTAGCGCTAATAGCGACACCCGGCGGACGTTTACCTGCAACATGCACTTGGCTAAAACAAGTGCTGTTACAGCCTATAATGTTTATGATTGGGCCAACAAATATTTGCGTGTTTTTATTGGAATTGAGGACGTCAGGACAAAAATTGTTCATTGGTATGAAGTCGGGTTATTTATTCCCACTCAAAACGGGTTTCAATATGATACTTCAAATAACACTTTAAGTTTAAGCTGTGTTGATTTGACAGGGAAATTGGATGATACAACTTGTGGGCAAGTTACCGGACTTGGGACGATTATTAAAACTGGCCGGTACATACGACAATCCATGATTGAAGTGCTTAAACTTGGAGGCATTACAAAATATTTAATTGATTACCCACAAAATGATACCGAGGCCGAAAATGACAAGACTAAAGTTCCTTACGATCTTGAATTTGGCACGGGGGCAACCGTATGGAATATGCTTACGACCTTGCGAGATTTATATTATCCATATGAAATGTTTTTTGATGGAGATACCTTTGTTTGCAAAGAAATTCCTAGCTGTAAAGACGATCCTGTCATTTTGAATCATGAAGTAATTGATCCTCTAATTATCAGTGAAAATACCACCGTTGACGAAACCACGATACGAAATTGTACTGAGGTTTGGGGATCTAGTATTGACAGTGATTATTATACAGAAAATGTAAGCTATGCAGATGGATGTTACACATTAACGTATGACAGTGCATTGACCAACTTTAAGGTAAAGAGTAATAAGCGCTTTAGCTTTGTTGCACCAGAAACAAACGCCAAAGGCTGTTCTGTAAAAATGGTTCAAGGCGAGAACACTTTTGGACCATATAAAATTTACAGTGGTACTGACAAAGACGGAAATGATGTTGAGCTTGACGCTGGTGTAATGGCTGCCAAAAAGTATTACGTTATAAAGTGTTATAAAGATGCTGATAAAAATTTACGGATGCAGTATCTTGGGCAGGGCCAGGTACACGCTATGGTCATTTTAAGCGATAATCCCCCAACGGGCGATGCTTATGAGCAAGCTAAGATTGATGAAGCATGTGACGTACTAGAATATATTTCTACAAATGATCCCAGTGACACGACTGGCATGTATCACTCCCCCTATTCTATCGAAAAGATAGGCCGACGTAATTCAGTTCTTAGTGGTGGGGATTTTGAAAATATTCCAAACGATGATTTAGGACTACAACGTGCAGAGTACGAGAATTGGAAGAGCTGCCGTTTGACAGATGTAAAAACACTTGAAATGATTATGATTCCATGGCTTGATGTAAATAAAAAAATCAGTTACACCCCAAGGTCTGGAAAGCCTGGTGAAAAGCATAGTCCAATGGAATATATTACTAAAGAAATTACAATCAATTTAGGCAGTGGGACAATGAGCGTAAATATGCAGAAATTCTACCCCTATTATCCATACATTACTAAAAAAGGAGAGTAAAATATGGCAGAACTTGGTTCTAACGGAAAGTATAATGATTTGCAGTACACAGACTTCCCTGCAAGTGTTGATAGTTGGGAAGATGTGGCGGATGTTAGTGCAGATAGTATTACACTGGCAAATCAATATCGTCAATATTGTGAAGACGGGAATTATAGTGCAGCCCAACAGCTTTTGGAGAACAACCCAACACTGAAAAAGATGCAGATCAATGCACTAACTATCAATCAGATTCGACATGCTACTATGGCTCTTGAGCGAATGTTCAAAGATGATATTGAGACATATGTGAAAGATCAGGTTTTTGCTGACGACTTGATGTTCTCTACCTATACTCATACTTATAATTCTTCTACCAAGACCCACAATTTCAAAGGCAAAGGACCAAATGGCAAGGCCAAGTGTGTTGCCACGTTCCAGAGTGGAGATAAAATTACTGTCAACGGCAATACTTGCCCTGCATGGTGTGGCCCCGATAACATGAGTGACGCTGGTAGCAATGTGATTGTAAATGGGCGATGGGTGACTTTTATTTATGATGGTTCTCAGATAAATTTTAAGGGCGGCGGCGGTGCAGCATCCTCGGATATCGCCGCCGCCACTGCAACTTCGGGGCTGGTTTTGAATGGTAAGACTTTTTATGCCGGTAGCAGTAAAGGTGTAAAAACTGGTACTTTGCCTAATTGTGCTGTTGCTGGCGGTGGAGATGACACTGTTGGTTTGAATTCTAGTAAATTTCCACGTGTTGGTGTTACTCCATATGGTGGTTCTATTCACTTTACAACCAATACTGATGGTGTACAGCGCTTTTGTTTCCAGGCTCCTTATGGTGCATTTGGCGGGCCAAATGACGTTGCTGGGCTTGGCGGAGATGGCTATATTGGTGTTCCTCCTGAACGTTTTGGCGATGCAAGTGCAGATCAGATCTTAAAGGGCCATAATGCAACAAGCAAAAACGGTCTTTCTTTGTCTGGTACAATGCCGGACAATGGTGCTGTAAGTGTTACCCTTGATGCAGGCGGAAGTTACACTATTCCCAAAGGATACCACAACGGTAGTGGTAAAGTACGTGCTACTGCTTTAAGTGGGCAGAGTGAAGGTACTGCAACTGCTGCCAACATTTTGAAAGGTAAGACGGCCTGGGTAAACGGTACGAAACTGATTGGTACGATGGAAAACCGCGGCCAGTATCAATATTGTGGTGGTGTTGGTGAAGGTGCTGATAGCAGTGTTGGATATCTTTCTTTGAATGCAATTCCTGAAGGCGCTTATTTTTCTAATAATGCTGATTGGGCACCAGAAATCCGTGTTAAGAAAGATGTACTGTATAAATATTTACAGATTGATTCTAGTAAGATCGTTTCCGGCCAGAGTATTGGCGGTACAGGTAGTTTGCAGTTGGTGGGTACTGCCCCACAGGGAAACACCCAGATGATTCAGCTGTGGCAGGGCTTTGAAGCGAGTAGCCAGAGTAAAACGGTAGAAGGTATTACTGGTGGTGGTAAGCGAAAGATCTGTTATAGTGCTGTTGTATGGGGTGGCGAAAACTACAGTTGTACTGTTGAAATTTCCGGTTACAAGAATGGTAGTTGGACAAAAGTGTTTAATAAAACATCTCAAGGTATGTCTGAGGCTGGCATTGTTGAATGCGATGGCTACGAAAAATATCGTATTTATTATTATACGGATGGTCATACATATACCAACGTGAGAATTGCTGTGTTTGGCTAATTTTTTAATATTATCCTATGGGCTACTGCCATTTTGGCGGTGGCCCATTTTGATTATAAAAGCATTGGAGGAAGTAATGATGGAGAAATGTATTGATATTAGCAGACACCAAACTGCTTTTGATACTGCAAAATGTAAGAACGCTGGCATTACTACAGTAATGTGCAGATTGGCTTACGGTAAGAGCAAAGATGTAAAGGCTGACATTTACATGAAGGCTGTAAAAAGTGCTGGTTTGAAGCTTGGCGGCTATGGATTCGGGACTTGGCATTATAAAAGTGTATGCAACAGCAATCTTGATACAGCCAGGGCTGTAATGAAAGAACAGGTAAATGCTTGGATTTCGATTGCCAAAGAACAGGGCTGTAACAGTTGGGTTGGTATTGACCAAGAGCTTGAAAGCAAACAAACGATGGGTCTTAGTATTGGCGATAATACCACTCTGCTAATTGAGGCTGCCAAGATGATTGAAAGTGCTGGCCTGCACGCTTGCTTGTATGCTTCTGCAAGCTGGATCATGGCGAATGTAAATCTGAGTCGTTTTACTTATCCCTTGTGGGTAGCCTATTATAAGTGGTATGGCACCAAAAAGGATTTCGACGGAACTGAAAGCTTCCCGACTACCGGGACTTATGGTAAATGGATGACTGAGCACAAAAACCAAATTTGTATGTGGCAGTTTACCAGTGAAGGCTATGCTAGTAAATATGGTGCAACGCATGGCTCCGATGGTCTTGACAAAAACTGGTTGTATTATCAGCCAAATGCCAATGTAGTTACTCCAACTTCTCCTGCTGCAAATCAGGAACCTTTTGATGAATATTGCTTGTTTCCTATGAGCGCACTGAGAGTAACCCAGGGTCTAGGGTTTACAGTAGATGGCGTGAAGGCAAGTGCTTACAGCCATTTGTATCAGACTGCATATGATTTTGCTGGTAAAGACACTGGTAAATCTCCTGTTTACGCACCGTTTTCTTGTGAGGTTATGCGGATCTATAATGGCAGAAGTGCCGGTTCTAAATGTAATTTCACTTGGTTTGCCAATACCAAACGTGTAAAGTGCATGAACGGCAAGGTGTACAAGCCTGGTATGCTATTTGTTATGATGGCACATTGTGATACTTCGTTTATGCAGGCACATGGAATTCGACTTGGTGCAAAATTTAGCCAAGGTGAAGTATGCTATAGTGAAGGTAATGCTGGTGGCGTTGGTAGTCATTGTCACATGACGTTTGGCGAAGGCCCTTGGGACGGGAAAGGCTGGCATGAGATTTCTAATCGTAGAGGCTCGTTTGAAATCAATAATCCCCTGCCTTTGCATAAGATCTGTTGGATGCGACTTGAATGCAAGGTTCTTGATACTGGTGGTTACACTTGGGTAAGAATCAGCAAAACCATCAAGCTTCCCAATTCCGAAGGTGGCAACTCCAACAACAATGCGGGCAGCACCAATAATTCTAATTCCACTGCATACTTCCCTGCTTACACTGGGACTTCTAATAGTATTATCACCGCATTGAACGCTATTGGAGTAAATAGCTCTTACAGTTATCGTGAAAAGATCGCCCAGGCCAATGGCATTACTGGTTATAGGGGTACTGCACAGCAAAACCTTAATATGGTCGCTTTGCTGAAAAAAGGCTTGCTTGTAAAGCCTGGGTCTGCTGTATACTTCCCTGCTTATACTGGGAATAGCGGCTCTATTGCTACAGCTTTGAATTCTTTGGGTATTGATAGCTCTTACAGCTATCGTGAAAAGATCGCTGCGAAGAATGGAATCACTGGCTATAAAGGAACACCTGCTCAGAATACTCGAATGCTTAATCTCTTGAAACAGGGAAAGCTCTTGAAGCCGTAAAGGTTGTATGATATATGAAAATTAGGCGAAACGATATGAAACAAGAAAATATTGAAAAGCCCAAAAAGAACACCTACCACAAAGAAGAAAAGAGCCAGAAGCAAAAGCCTCGTTATCAGAAAATGGTAACAACTGTTTTGTACTTGGCTCTTTTTATTATTGTTGGATATACCTTTTGGGAATTCTGGCACGTTGGCGAATCAGTAAGTCCAGAGATTTATGATAAGACTGTTGATCTGTTTTTGGGACTACTTGGTATTACCGGATCTTTAAAGATTAGTGAAACCATCATGGATGGTGTAAAGGGATCTTTCCAGTATAAATACGGCAATCCAGACAATATTGAGGTTGATCCCAATGAGCCATCACTTGGTGTTGATGACCGCGGTGGCGAGTAATAAAATATAAATTTTATTAGGAGAAAATGAACGTATGTACGTTGTTAATTTTATCGCTGAAAATTGGTTTTTGATTGTTTTTGCGCTTGTTGCTATCATTTTTGTGACTTGCTCTATTATTAGGTTTATTCACATGCCTACGGCAAAACAAATTGAAAATTTGATGGAATGGCTAAAGATTGCTGTTGTGGAGGCAGAAAAACAGTTTCAGTCTGGCACCGGCCAGCTAAAGCTTCGCGCTGTGTATGAAAGTGCAGTCATTGCCTTCCCGTGGATTGCAAAGTATATGACATTTGAAAAGTTTAGCCAGCTTGTTGATATTGCTCTGGTTTGGATGCGAGAGCAGATTGAGCAAAATGAAAAGATTCGTGAATATATTGAGGGCAACGAAAAAGATAAAGTTGCCGCCTAACACGTAAAAAGATAGGGATACCATTCATTTGGTATCCCTATCTTTTTTTGCCTTTTGACGATCAATTAGTCTGTTTCTTGTTTTTGACCTTTTTCTTCTAACTTTTTTGTAAATAGCTGTTTTAATGAGTTGTATGATTTTTCCAAAGCACTAGATCTTGACACCAAGTGCTCGGCATACTTTTTGTATTTCAAGAGAGTTTTAGTATAAGGAGTGATTCCACGATATTGATTTGAAAATGCCACATATGCGTCAATAATCCGGTAAAGTTCTTTACTATCAAAATCATATGGGAAAGTACCTAGTATAGAATCTCTGTCATCTTGCGATTCATATTTATCAAAGAACGTTTCAAAGTCATCATTGATATCTTCTAACGCACTGATTTTTTCTTCAAGGCGATCTAGCGATTCCTGCCAACGATCAATTTGGCTGTCATACTGTGGCTCGTTAGATTCTCTATCACTATATAGGTCTTCCCAATCTTCTTGTTTGAATTTCAAATCAACAAAGACATTATGTAGAGAATCAATAAGAGTGCTCCAAGAATCATATTTTGTATAAAGCTTTTCCATTGTCATGTCCTTTTTGAATATAAGCCTATAAAATCAGGATGCAAAAAAGATGTTCAAGATAATATATAGCAGCAGTGCAGCACCAATAAAGAGCTTTAAGCAACCTCCATCATCTCCGCCATTGTTTCCGCTATAATTGCTTTTGAATGACTGGTTATAATGGGCATAGCCTGTACTACCTTTCCCGAAATAGCCGTAATCTTTAGGCATACAAAAAATCTCCTTATAATGTTTATATTTTGAATCCCCACTTGACATATTTTTTATTCTGTGGTTATATTATAGTAGCATGATTGCTAAATGTCAATACATTATTAGCTTTTTTGCCAACAAAACGAAAGGACGATATTTATTTATGGCGTATGATGAAAAAGATATTATAAGGCGTATCTTGGCATTAAAGAATTCCGCTGGAATTACCAATAAGGATCTTGAATCAAAAATCGGAATTGCTTCCGGGTCTATTTGGAAATGGGAGAATGGAAAAAGTAAACCGGGTGTTACCTCAATTATAAAATTAGCAGAATTCTTTAATGTTTCTACTGACTATTTATTGGGTCTTACAAGTATTCCCGTATCAGTAGAGCAGACCGCTTCTAGCACACTTGATGAGGATGATCAAAGAATCCTTGCTTTGTATCACAAGCTTGGATTTGAAGGGAAAACCGTAATTCAGGCCACTTTGATTTCGGAATCAAGACGTATGGCGTTGGGGTTCTAATAATCTCTTGAGCAAAGAAATCACTCGCGTTGTTTTATATTTAAGATATTCAAGCAACGCTCAATCTGAGCAGTCCATTGAAGGACAAATGCACGTTTGCGAAAGCTTTTGTACAAGAAATAATTATGCCATTGTACAATCTTATATTGACCGTGCATTATCTGCATCCAAAAACACAGACAAGCGCATTCAGTTTGCCCAGATGCTAAAAGATGCAGAAAGTGGTAATTTTGACGCTGTTGTAGTCTATAAGCTTGATAGATTTGCCAGAGATCGTTACGATTTTGCTATGGCGAGATATCGTCTAAAAAAATGTGGTGTTGCAATTATCTCTGCAACCGAAAATCTAAGCGATAGCCCTGAATCTATTATATTGGAATCTGTACTAGAGGGTATGGCAGAGTTCTATTCTGCTGAACTTTCACAAAAAGTTTCTCGCGGTATGAGAGAAACCGCCGCAAAGCATAATAGTGTTGGCGGTGTTGCACTAGGGTACAAGGTTGAAAATAAAAAATATGTTATTGACCCTATAACTGCACCTATAATAAAAGAGATTTTTCAGCTTTATGCAAATGGAGTATCTATCGCAGATATTTGTAAATCGTTAAACGAAAAAGGATATAGAACTTCTGCTGGGAAGCCTTTTAATCGAAGCTCGTTTAATAGAATCCTGCGCAATGAACGTTATATTGGAGTATATAAGTATCTTGATTATCGTGCTGAAAATGGCATTCCTGCAATTATAGATAAGCCTCTTTGGGACGCTGTACAATTAAGGCTAAATTCTCCTAGACCCGGCGGATGCCACAAAGCAGATATTCCATATTTGTTAGCAGGAAAGCTTTTCTGTGGACATTGTGGGAATAAGATGAATGGTGAATCCGGGATTAGCCATACAAAAGCTAAATACTATTATTATTCTTGCTATGCACATAAACGTGGAAAAGGCTGCCTAAAGCGAAGCGTAAAAAAAGACTGGATTGAAACTATTGTTTTACAAAATTTAAGGGCATTATTAACAAAAGAAAGTATAGACAAGATTTCGTCACTTGCTGTAGCTGAGAATAAGAAACAGATCGATAACGGAACACGAATTCCACTACTTGAAGAAAAGGTAAGAGATAACGAAAAAGCAACTCAAAATATTATTAAAGTCGTAGAAAAAGGCGTTTCTTCTGATAGTTTAATAGAACGCATTCACGAATTGGAGCAAGAAAAGCAGGAACTTTTACTTCAACTTGCCATCGAGAAACGCGGGGTTGTAAAACTTTCAAAAGAAGAAATAACCTACTATTTATCACAATTTTCAGAAAATGATTTTGAAAACGAAACACTGAATCAAAGCCTTATTGACTTACTTATAAATTCTGTTACAATATGGGATGAACCCGATGGAAATTTCAAGATTGTTATTGCCTATAATTTAGAGATGTATCCAGCACAAACTTTTAAGCTTAATCCAACTGGGTATGATTTGCAAAAGTTTTATCGGGTTCAAACTCCCAAAAAAGTAGACAAAATTCAAGAATGCAAAAGCCAATCGCCAAAGGCATCGAAGGTTATCAATAAGGTGTCTGGTGGCAATTCAAGATCAGCATCAAATAAACCAAGGGCAAAATCAAGAGAAAAAAGGTTAAACAAGGTACAAAAAGGCAGCGATAATTGCGAAGAAGTATCAGGTTCGGATACTGCAAATGGTGGTCCACCAATTTGCCGCATCGTTTTGTACGATGCGGCGTTTTTTATTAAGAACTTGAGTGAAGAAAAAACCACCAGCTAAGCTGGTGGAATAAAAACGGCTTTAGCCCTAGACAAAGAGAAACCTCTCTGTAGAATAGAGTGTGGGTTTGCCAACCACA